GGCGAAGATTGCCGTGGCCGTCTTGGTTGCCGTCTTTGTCTGGACCAAAGCACCAGTCCGCGTTGCCGTCGAACTGGAGGCTATCGCTGGCGCCAGAGCCAAACGTTGGCATCCCGCGTGGGTCGAGAACAAACGGGACGTAGATCAAGTTGGGGGAGTTGATCTGCGCGATGATGTTTTTGATGTCCGTTTCACACTGATAGAACAGGCCGCCAGGCTGAGACGCCGTGGTCAGTTCAGATTGCAGCGGAATGCAGCCCGCAAAGATGAACAGCTTGTTAGGCGCCCGTCGCAGGCACTCTGTGAGGTACGTGGTGATCGCTGGGATGCGATTGGCCTGCGACACACCCGCCCCAGGGTTGTCCACATCGTTGTGGGTGGAGATGTAGTAGATGTCGGCGTTGGTTTGCAGCAGGTAGTCCAGCCGCTCAAGGAAGCTGGTCTTTGCGCCGCTGTTCGTGATGCGGGTGCCGCCCACGGCGTAGTTGATGGTGTTGGCGAACCCCAGCTTACGGCCAAGGCGTCCTGGCCATACTCCGCGCTGCGCGCCTCCACTGTTACCACCACGTGTTGATGAGTCACCCTCAAACGCAATCGTGAGGTCTCCCGGGCTGGAGGGGTCCCAGACACGCGCTGCGGCGTCCACCTTGATGTTGGTGAAGCCAGAGCGGCAGTAGATCTCCACGATCTTGTCGGTGCCCGCTTCTGCCACTTTTGTGAGGTCAAGCGTCATGTACTCGAACACACCGTTAGGGCCATACATAGACTCACAGAGCTGGCGCCCGTTCACCACGATGATGGCGGTGGAGAAGTTGTCACGGCCGTAGCCCCAGGTGGGGTAGAGGGTGCCCAGCGAGATCTGATCGGCGTCGGTGCCAAACACGATCCCCGCACACTCAGCCGGGGAGTTGAAGTCGGGCGCGGCCACGGTGGCCCCGTTCGTGTCTTTCGCGGCCAGCCCGTTACGCCACGTGCCCGCGATGCCGCCAACGATCTTGACGGGCAGAGAGCCGAGCGCGTAGGTGGCAGCGTCCAGCGTGATTGTGCGTGGGTGCGCGTAGCGAGAGGTCACTGCCGCTGCTTGCTCGTAGATCACCGTGGTGGTGTCGAACGTGGCCGCACCACGCACCGAGCCGATCCACAGCCATTTGCATGTGCCGTCCGTGTACGCGGGGGCCCTGCTTACCCGTCGGCCCCGCGCCGCTGGCTGCTGAGGTACCACCTATTCCGCCCAGACTATACATTTGCATGTACATGTCGGTTCCGACTGTGGACGCCACTACCGCGCCTTGCGGGTAGTAGGTGTTGACGGTCCACACGGGTGGCTTGAAGTAGGGCACGTTGTCAATGCTGTTGCTTTTCAGCGCAGCGGCGAACTGTGCACGGGCGCGGGTCTCCACGTCGTAAGAAACGGAGGCCATCGGGTTGCTGCTGATTCGCTGGCCAAAGTTCTGCAGCGAGCGCAGTTGTTGTAGCAGGTCTGGGTCCGGGAACCCAGGTACGGAAGACGATGGGACTTGAGACATGGTGTTTCCTTTTTAGGCGTCAGCCCAGACCTTGACGTTGCGAGTACGCCAGACGGCGTTACCCGTGGTGCCTGTTACCCCGGCGTACACAGGGGTGAGCACCAGCCAGATACCGGCGTTGGAGAGGTCTGCGGGGATGGTCAGCGCAAACTCAGGGATGGTGAACACCGTGGGCGTCAGGATGCGGTTGCTGGCGTTGTCAGCGTTCACAGCCGGGCTGAACGAGGACACAGCGTTGCAACCACTGAACACGTAAGCGCCGGTGCTGTCCCGGAGTTGGGCGTTGAACCCGATGATGGAGTTCGGGGTAACGATCTCCACCTCAGCAGTGGCGCGGGCCACGGTACCAGCGGGGACAGTCAGGCCAGAGCTGAAGAACAGCAAGCCGGGCTGATCACTTGACTGTGGGATGCCGCTCGGTGCTGCTGTCAGTTGTGCCGTGTCCGTGGTGACCGTGATCCAGGACGACTTGACGGGGGCCCCGGCGTAGCTGAACTTGCTGTCTGTGGACGCTGTGATGGCGAACGTGCCTTGTGTCGGCTTCCCGCTGGCGACGTTCCAGCCCCACACGTTATCCGGCAGACTGCCCGCACCGTTGTTCAGGTTGCCGGAGGTGCCGGTGAAACCTGGGTTAGAGAAGAGCTGATTGCTGCTGTAGCGGTTGCCCTGCTCTTGGTTGTTTGAGGCGACAATGTACTTGAGCGAGTTGTTCCACAGCAAGGAGCCCAGCGTGCGGCGCGCTTCCGAGCCTGGGTGTGGGGCGCCCGCTGGCTGCATGAGGGCGGTGTACGGGTCGGCGGTGGCGCTGGTGGGGTCCACCAGCAGCGTTTCCGGGTCCAGCAGGGGTACGCCCAGGTTGAACGCAAGTTCACGGCGCCACTTGTTGTGGTTGAACGCGGCGAGGCGTTTGGCGGTGGAGGCGAACGCATAGGCCGCACCAGTTGGGAACAGCGTGGTGACAATGGGAACGCCGCCCCAGGCCAGAACTTCACGGACCTTTGCTTCGTACCACACGCGGAGCGCGGCTTCCACAGCGGCGACGGTGGCGTCCGTGGCCCCGTATATGTTGTTGAGGCCGATACCCAGCACTGGGAACTTGATGCGCAGGCTGGAGACTCGGGCCTTCCAGTTACGGTCCACGTCAGCCGTCGTCCAACCACCCACGGAGCAAGTGGAGCCGACGCGGATGGCCCCGCCAGAGTAAGCCGCCGCCCACCAAGAGTAGGAGTCATTGAATGCCTGCTGGGCGGAGCCTTCAACGTAGCCGTCAGCGCCCGTGGAGTCGCTCACCATGCAGATCGTGGCGGGATCGACGGGGTTGGTCAGCGTGAAAGGGTTGTCCGCGACGGAGTTGCCCTTGTCGCGCAGCAAGCGGGCTTCGGAAAGGAAATCGGGGTCCGGCTGGCCGGGCACAGAAGAGGGGGGAGGAGTGGGCATGTCAGTTCCTTTCTAGGTTACTTGGGCTTCACGGCGTTGATTTTTGCCGAATCTGGTGACCACACATCGGAAACACTGTACTTGTCACCGATGCCGGGCACCAGTGAGTTCAGGGTGCCCACGCTGGGCCACGTCATGAGCTTTGCGAACGCCTTGCCGATGTTGTCTGCGGAAGGACAAGAAGCGTAGCGGCAGGCGTACACGGTGGGGTTCTTCTCGTTCGGGCACCAGTACGCGACCCACCAGCCACGGGCGGACTGACCAGTGACGTATTGGGAGCCCGTACCACCGAATTCGGAAGGGAGGCAGGAAGGGGCCGAAGCCCCCGCCAGCAGTGGTGCGCACACCAACAAAAGTGCTGCCAGCTTTTTCATCGTGCGACTCCGTAGGCGACGTCATCGAGGTAGATGGCGCCACTTGTCATGGCCGACGTGTCGATCTCGATGGTCACGCCCTGACCACCACTCATGCGTGGCGACCACAGGGGGTTCGCGTGCACATCCTTCCAGGACACGATTTCAAACTGGTTGGTGCCACCGCAGGTGATGGACTTGGTGGCGCTGGAGTAGCTGTTGCGTGTGTCCGCCTTGGTGGTCAGTCCGGTGGTTCCGTCCCAGGCTTGAACAACAGTACAGTCACGCTGCTTGACAGTCACGGTGCCAACAGCCTGGGAGGTGTTCAAGAAGAACCCCCACATGTGCCGGGCGTCCTGTCCTGTGTTTTGCAGCGTGATCAGCACCTTGCCCGCCCCCGTAATCTTAACCATCGACCCCGTGGCGTTGCGTGCGACCACAGGCCCGTCGGGGCTGGCTTGGTTGGCGATGACTGCGGTGCCGGTGACGTTCGTTCGGAAGAACAATTCCGAGTACGGAGCGTCAATGCCGTTGCGCAGCCAGCTTCCGCCGCTCGTGTTGCTGATGGTGGCAGGAAAGTCGGTGAGGCTCCAACCGTGCGGGATGAGGTTGGACACACTCACCTGCCCGATCACGCCGGTGTTGTTCGACAATGAGCCGCACACCAGCTCATTATCCAGGGTTGGCTGGCCGGAGCGCGCTAGGTTCTGGACCATCACGTCCCGGAACACAATCGCCTGGGAGGAGTTGTCGGAGCTGATCACGCTCCGGTACATTGGTTGACGTGTTGCGTCCAGAGTACCGCAGAATCCGCCGTGCATCATGAACCGCGTGTTGGCCCCCGTCAGGGACACAGGGCTCCGGTTCTGCCCTGCAAACTTGCCGTAAGCCCATTCAATGTGGCACCCGAACAGCTCGCAGGACGCGCCCGCGCGCAGATCAAAAGCGTTCTCAGTGCCCGTGATTCGGCCGCCCGTCGCGTCGCCGAAGTAGTCGAACGAGGTGCCGTAGAATTTGAACTTCTGCCCTGCCAAGCACTTCACCAGCACGTCCGAGTTGTAGAACGCACTGCCAACGAAAACCACGTCCTCCGAGTAATCCGTTGGACCGGCCTCTTGGAGTAGCGCGGCAGCGGCCCACCGAACGTCAACGTTCAGGCCACGCAAGAAGTAGGCGCGGCTTCCGACTGAGATGCCCGTGCCGAACGCGGCCACGTTCACGTTTCGGAGGAGGCAGCGGATGCTGGCAAGGTTCTCGTCTGTGTTGGCGCGGATGCCCACAGCGTTGTAATCACGCCCGTTGTCACCAGCGGCTCGGTTGCCAATGATGTAGAGGTCTGACACTTCGGAAACGAACGGATACGCGATCTTAGGGGTCGCCCCGTTCGTGACGTTGTTCAGGTATAAGGCTACCTTGCCTGCCGACAACCCTGGGGCGTTCACGGTGGCCCGGTTGCCGCGGATCGCAACAGCCCCTGTATCCAAGTCCACAGTGTCGCCAAACGTGTAAGCGCCGAACGGGTCCAGCTCAATCACGCCATAAGGCATGCGCGCTTTTATCCAAGCCTGCGCGGCAAGTATCTCTGCGTCGCCGCCCCCGCTCTGTACGCGAACGGTTGGGAACGCAAGAGGATTGTTAGAAACCGAGGAGCGGAGTCCTTGGGCGATGCGAAGTTGCTGCATGAACCCTGGGTCAGGCATGCCGGCCACTTCTGATGGTCCGTACTGAGGCATAGTGCTTCCTTCACTTGTGTGGTTAGAACCGGAACGCGATGCCGAACGCACCGTTTGGGCGCCATCCGATGTACTTCAGCGCGCCGCGCTTGTTGACGTGCACCAGCATGGGACGAGTGCGTGGTGTGGAGGTGTCGCTGCGAACTTGGTAGACGTGCACTCCTGGCACCTGTCCCCACTGACCGGGGCCAGCGACGAAGTGCCCGACGTCGGCGTCACCGATGACGTAAAAGCAGAAGTTGTGGGCTGGGTTGCGGATCCACCAAAGGAGCGCGATCCACCACGTCTTCTCACGCCCGTTACGCCAGCGTTCGTCGCCGTACAGACCATCGTCGTCGTTACCAAAAGCAGCCCACAGCAGCCGTCGCAGCAAGCCGTGTGGGCGCTGAGGAGCTTTGCGGGCGGGGACGTAGTAAGTGGCTGCCACTGTGACCTCCACGTTACGGCGTGCTGAGGGTGGCGCGTTCTTCGCGCAGCGTGACGGCACGGGCTTCCAGCTCGTCCAGCTTATTGACGGAGAACGACGGCGGCGGATCACCCGCTACAATCGCCAGCGCGATGTCACGGGAGGGGCGTGCTCCATCAAGGTCGATCTGGCGCAGCTCCTCGTCAATGGCTCGGACTCGATTTGCCGCTACCACTTCCGGCGCGGGCGCGGGGGCCGCAACAAGTGTAGGAGGGGATGCGGAGAAGTCGATGACGTGCTGGCCCATGTTGGCCGCTGTAACCAGCGCCACGTGAAGCTGTGGGTCCACTTCCACGGCGTCTTCTGGGATACGGCCCGCATGGATGATCGAAGAGAAAAACGATTTCTGGGAAGGCGATGCGAAAATCTGTTCCATTGTCAGCTCCCGATTGCGATGAACATGCCATCGGGGTACGAGACGTTCTCCGAGACGTAAGGAAACGAGGTGTTTGACGCCGGGAACCCATTGGAGTGACACACCGAGGACACCCCAGCCACTGCCGCCGACGCGCACACGACAATGTGGCAAGTAGAGGGGAACTGGATCGGGAAGGTTTTAGTGCCGTTACCGGACACGCGCCCCCACTGAACAATGATCCCGCTCGGCAACACGAAGTAGCCGGAGTTGGACTTCAGGGAGGCCCCAGCGCCGTCAAGGAGGATCCAGTTAAACCCGTCACACACCAAAGTCGTTTGCATGCCTGGGAGGATCACGCTGGACCCCGGGCCAGCAAACCCACCCGCCGGTGTAGCCATCGTCGCGTTGAACGATGAATTGTTGAACACCCGGTAAGTCTTGCCAGCTCCGACTGTGGTCGGGTTCGGCAGTGTGAGCGTGATGGCCGCAGCGCTCCCCAGCACCGTCAGCAGCTTCCCAGAGTCCGCCGCCGTCAGGGTCGAGGTGGTGCTGATGAACGCAGCCCCCGCAAGGTTTCCAGCTGGCACGGCCGCTGCGAGTGCTGCTGTAAACGCAGCCGTCAGGTTGGTGACGTTGCCATCATCCACCGCGTTACCGCCGTTGTTGCTGATGAACTGGCCGATGGCAGCGGCTACCGACGTAGCCTGACGCCACACAGTGTTGACCTGTTGCGAGCTGGCGGTGCCTGTCTGGAAGCCCTGGCTGAGAAGAGTGGTCAGTGCCGCGTAAGCTGCTGGAGTGAGCGCGTTGGCGCCCACACCTCCAGCAAATACCTTAAAGTCGTTTGCCATTAAATCATCTCCTTAAAGAGTTACAGCCCAGCCGCCAGCGTCCCAGCCGGAAAAATACGGAGAACTGCCTGGCGGCACGTCCCACGCAAAGATTGGCCCTGTCGTCGACGAAACGAAATAGCCGTTGATGCGCACGGTCACGGGCTTCACCGCAAGGTACCCTCGAACGACCAGTGCGAGTAGCAACGCGGGAGGTGTGGCTCCCGTGACGAGGATGTTGACGGACATGTCCTGGAGGTCTTCCATCGTTACCCGCGTACCGGTTCCGCTGAACACCTTATCCATGATCTCCTGGAATCCCTCTATTGTCCCGTCCCAAGTGTTGGCGCCTATCTGCGCGCGAAGGAGCTGGCGGTACGTCTCGTCGTCCAGGCGAACAACCTGGTTTCCGTCGTCGTACGGGCCGAGGATTTGACCTTGGTCCCACCCGAGCCCGGCGATGTCCCATGAAAAGAACACCCCGGTTATTGGGGCCCGCACCTGGCGAGAGAGGCCGATCCACTGGCCGAGTATGTCAAGCTGCGCGCCGACCGCTGTATCAAGGTCCGTCAGAACGTCCGCCAATGGTGACACCACGTTTTGTTCGTCCGAGAACGCCGAGACGAGCAGACCAACCGTGGCCGCAAACTTTGGTTTGTCGGCGTGCTCGCTCGTTATGAGGGCCTGGTATTCTTCTACGCTCGCCATGTCACACCACCACGAGCGAGACGTCTGCCAGCGCCAGAGTTAACCGCTGGTAGAACAGTGGGGTGATGTCCGCGTTGGCGTTGGCCGCAGGTTTGACAGCCTGGAGCACGCTGTTCACCTCGTAGGTTCCATAGCCTTTCGCGGCGTCCCCGAACAGCTGCGCCGGTAGAAACAACCTTGAAACGTAGCTTGGCGAGCCGGTGGGCAGCGCACCAATATAGTCCACGATCGCCTGCTTCAATGCTTCGCCGACCACGCTAGAGTACCCAGCCAACGCCGTGATGTTAACAGAAACCGAAATCGGCACAAGTGTCGGGCGGAAAAACTTGATCGCCTTTGGCAGCCCGGATACGTCGGTCACGGTGACCGTGGTGGTGCCGTAGGTCGAAGCCCCTGGGCCTTTTTTCAGGTTGATAGCCGCCGCGACGGCCGCGTCGGGGCCCCCTGTGACGACCATCGAAAGCGAATGCTGGGGGATGCCCCTGGAATCCGTGGCGCCCGTGTCGTTCTCGTACAGAAGCGCCTCTGTAACCCCAGCTACTGCGCTAACGGCAGCGGACACGCCGTTTGAAACGCTCAGGCTCGGTAACGCGACCGAAGAAGACTGCCGGGCCTTCAAAGCTGGGTCCGACTCGATCGGAGCGCCAAGGCTGGCCGACGCCGCGTTGTCGACGGACTGCCACCCGAGCTGTGGGTTCGCGATACGGGTCACGGTGTGTGGAGCAGCAGCGATGGCCCCAGGAGTGGTGCACGTCGCGGTTGTCACCAAGAACCCAGCTGGCGGTATCACCACCGAAGCGGGCAGCGACCAGGTGTTACCCCCGACCGTGTCCTGCACCTGTCCGCTCGTAATCGTGGCCCCTACGGTACCCGTGACCGTGACCGTGACCTGTGAGTTGCTCGGAGTGAGGCGCTCAAGTCCGTTGATCTTCACCCGGCTAGAAAGTCCAGCACCTTGGGCCGTCTGCGGTGAGAACGAGTTGTACACCGCGATCGCAGCGTCGTTGGTGTCGGAGATCGCCTTGGCCACGATCGCCAGCAGCTGCCCGTCCTGGCTGTCAGGTTCCAGGTAAGAGTCCGGACCGTAGATGGTTTGGAACGAAGCCTTCAGAGACGCGAGAATATCCGCGTAGGAAGGGGCGGATATTCCGGTGGCGTCAATCGTACACGCCAATGTCGGGAGAGGGTACGTGGCCATGTGGTAATTATCCCGTAATGGTCGAGGTTACGTCGACTGTGCCGTAGATCGTGTCGACCTTTGCCACAACTGAAAACACACGGTCGACGGTCGTGCTGTAATACGACAGAATGGATTTCACGCCGGGAGTGTTGAGGATGCGGTCTTTGACGGCTGTGTCCTTGGTGTAGAGCGTGTTCGTGCCGAGAATTTGGGACAGGTATGGGGTGCCCTCCTGTGTGTCGAGGAACCACTCACCCTGAGAAAGGCGCAGCCTGGTGAGCACGGCCTGCGCGACGGCACCCGGGGAGTCGACGAGAAACGGGGGTACCCGCTGGCCGAAGACGTAGTCTCCCGTGGAACTCGGTACCGCATGTCAATTTCCTTTCACTGCGCTCGTGAGTTGGCCCGCGCCCATCGGGGTAGTCGTGACCAGTGTGCTCCCGCCACCCGACAAGGGGTGCGTATGGTTGTTAAACAGCGCTGTCATCTGGTCGTTTACCAGCGCACGCAACGCCGCCCCGGACGCGCCTAGGCTCACGTTCGGGGCGACCACGCTTACAGCTGACGTCGTCTGAACGTTGATGGCGTACGTGGCAGGGTTCAGCCCTATGGTGGCCACGCCGTCGTCCGTGCGCAGCTGGGTTTCGGTCGTGCTGATGGCTGGGAGCGCGCGGGGCACGCTGCGGAAGCCAAGCAGCGCGAAGCCATCCGACAAGTCGTGCATGCGGTACTCGGCCTGCTCCGGTACGTTGCCGTTCGCCGCGCCTTGCTGCCACCAGCTGTCGATGCAGCGCGAAGCGAACACCAGCAGGCACTCATCCCCGACTTTAACCGGAAACGTCAACGTAGCCCCGCCGCCGCCTGGAAACTGCGCTGGACAGTGTATGCATACCGGGGGCTTGACGCTGGTCCAAGAGTTATCCGGGTTCATGAACTGCATGCGGAGCGCGGGCTGTACGTCTACGGTCTGCTCGGTGCCGATGTTGTCGACGTTTACGACTACGCCCGGCAGCGCGGTCCATACGCCGGACTGGAAGCCTTGGAACGCCGCCAGGAGCGAGTCCTGTAGCGAGTCTATGCGCTCACGCCTATCCATTGGTCACCACCTTCTTTGTGTCTGGGTTGAACGCGAGCGCTGTGATATCCGTGTAGAACGGCTGGCCTCGGGTGTCACCTTCGAACTCAGCCGAGTAGACGCGGTAAAGACCGTCGTCGGAGACGCTGGCCAGCAGCTGTATCCCGGTGTACTGGTTGTACGGGATCGGGGCGTTCGGGTTCGTCTGGATCGTCTGGTTGATGCTCTTGTTGTCGATCTGGATCAGGGCGCCTGCCTGTATCCGTGGGTTCATCAAGCACCGCACCTTGATTCCGTCCACGGTCGACTCGGGCTGGCCAACCATCCCCGTCAGCTGGCTCAGCACCACGGCCGTACCGGGGAGGTAACCACTGAGGGGCAGGATGTTGATAGCACCTTGCTGAATCGAGTACGTCGCGCCCTGGCTCCAGACCTCCTGGCGCAGAGCTACGCGGGCCATCCCGAACAGCACCTTGCCCCGGGGGAGCACGCCCCCGGTATTTGGCAGCAAGACGGAACCAGAGCTCACCCCATGTTGTGAGAACCCGCCGATGATGGCGTTGACGCGGTCTTTCGGGGCTGAATTCTGCGGTGCGAGCGTCGCGTTGACGGTCGCGAAGTTGTACCCGACGTCGCCGTCGGCCGCCAAGATGTCAAGATACGTGTCCGTCGCGTTCTCGCGCCCCACGCGCCACTGTTTGATGGTCCCCTTGAAGATCACCCCGAAGTTCCCCTCGTAGCCGGCCTGCAGCACCACGGTGGAGAACTCGCTGCGGACTTTCTTGACGGTGTCCCTGGAGAGGTTGTAGACGCGCACGGAGGCGTTGTTCGGTGACTCGGTGTCGGCCGCCACGCACTTGAACTTGAAGTGAAACTCGGAAAGGTCGAGTCCCTTCCCCGTCGCCGGGTCGGTCAAGAACAGCGTGGCCTTGCGGATCCATTGCGTCGTCATGAGGCCACCACGTAGTAGATGCGCCCGTCACCGCCGAGCCCGGCGTACGAAGGTGGGCTGGCGGGGTCGGCGTCGTTCGCGACCACTATGGACCCGCCGATGCCGAGGTACGCGTACTGGGCGAGAAGGTCGACGCCAGGCTGCACCGGCAGCCCGGACAAGATGGGGGTGTGATAGACGTCGGCGATGTCGAGGTTCCAGGCCGCCTGTGCCTCGACCCAGCGCAGCGTCAGCTGGTAAGCGACGCCTCCGAGCGCGACCTGGAAAGTCTGCGCGGCCGAAGACGTCGGGATCTCGTATATGCTCTGGGCCATGTCAGCCTCCGAGGAAGTTGAAGTAAGACGGCAGGCGCGAGGTCTCCTGCAGCGCCTTCACACCGAGGTCGGCCACCGGGTTCGTCGACCAAGGCGCTTTCTGGTCGGCGGGCGGGGCCGCGTTGATGACCTGGGTCTTGGCGATGATGATTTGCTTGAACGACGCGGTGATCACGAGCGAGTTTTCCGTGTCGGCGTTCGTGCTGGTAGAAAGCGACGTCAGCAGCATGCTGGTGTAGTCGCGCTTGCCGGTGTAGATGTTCAGAAGCTCGCGCGCGGCCAGCGCCTCCACGAGCTTCTTGTACACGGTGCGTACCTGGGTCTCCGTGTTGCCGGTCCCAAGCGCCTGGTTCGCCACGGCCGCCGCCCCAGCCACAGTTCCCTGGATGGCCGCCTGTACAGCGCCGGAGTATCCGCTCAACGAAGGGCTGTTACTCCAAGCGCACCGAATCGTCAGCTCAGCCGGGCGGCGGAACGCGTGGTCTGAGATGGAGGCGTTGTTCTCGACCGGGTGGTCCGTAACGCTCAGCTCGTCGCGGTGCGACTCCTCGATCGTCACCTGCGCCGTGAACGCCCCGAACCCCCGCTTTGGTTTGAACGTAACCGACTGGAGCCCAAGCTGAGCTCCGATGTTCACGTTGGCGAGAAAAGAAGGCATCAGCGACTCCTTGGCAGTTGGTTACGCACGATGTCCGAGGCGACGCGCTTTTGCTCGCCCGCGACCGCATGCGCTGTGGCCACCGGATCCGCCGAGCCCATCACGTTGATCGTGGTGTTCTGGGTATACCCCGGCATGCGGCCTTCGATCTGCGTGATGTAGTCGCGGGTCTCCTTCGGAGCCGAGCCCAGCGTGTACTTGCCGAGGTTGCCGGAGCCCCAGTTGTACGCCGCAAGCGCCATGTCCAAGCTACCGCCGTACTGGCCCAGCATCCTTGACATCATCCGCGCGGCCCCGTCGGCCGACTGCTGCAGGTTGTTAGGGTCGCTGACCCCGTACTCCTTGGCCGTGGCGTCCATGAACTGGAAGTGGCCCTTGGCCCCCTTGCCCGAGAGCATGTTCTTGCCGCGCCCGGACTCCTGCAGCCACATGGAGTCGAGCAGCCCGGCTGGGAGCCCGTACTTCTTCTCGAGCATGGAGAAGTAGGCCCCCGTGCCGAACACACCGCCGCTGTCTGGTGCGTTGGATACGCCGTTCGCTTCACCGGCTTGGACGCGCCACTGGGCCTGGGCCGAGAACTGCACGCCTTTCTGCGGCTTCTTCAGCCCAAGACCCTCGGCCAGCTTCGTGAAGAAGTCGCCCATGCCTTGCGTGCGGTTGACGATCTTGATCCAGTCGTCCAGCACCAACTTCACGACACCGCCGAACTCTCGCACGGCCGGCAACAGCGACAACGCGATGGCGTCCCTGAGCAGGCCGACCCGGTCCGTAATGTCGCGCCACTGGTTCTTGTACTCCACGGCGGCCAAAGCGGCCTTCTCGGTGTCGACGCCGAGCTCTTTCGACAGGCTGCGGCGCGCGTCGGCGGCCTGCTTCAGCTTATCGACGCCTTGCTCCAGTTGCAACAGCGTGTCGGGGTCGATCCCGAACAGCCCAGCGAACTGCGAGCCGACGTAGAACGGCATCTGCTTCAGTTGGCCTACCAAGTCGACCATCACGTCTGAAGGGTCGCGGCCCTCGACCTTCACGCCGAGGCTCTCAACCAGACCACGCAGGCCTGGGTTCAGGCGCATCGCCCGGCTCATCCCTTCGATGGCGGCCACCATGCGGTCACCACCGATCCCGATGCGCTCAGCGCCGGACGCCATAGCCTGGAGGTTCTGCACCGTGGAGCCGCTGCGCTGCGAGGCGTAGTACAGCTTCTCCATGTTGGAGGCAAACGTCTCGATCACGCCGCCGATCGCCCCGGTGGCCGCGACGGCGGTCTTCGCGATGGTGGCCAACGTCTTGTCGACCGTCTTCATCATCTTGTCGGCTTGGCTGGCCGACTGCTTGTCGATGCTGAACCCCAGCGCGATGAGGTACTCTTGTAGGATGTTGCTGGCCGACATGTTCGGTTCTCCTTACGGTGCGCTCATGCGCCGGGTGTTCTCGGCCTCGATGTCAAGCGCGTGGTTCAGGAGATCGATGTCGTCCAGATCCAGCGCGCCGTTCTTCAGGCTCTCGTAAAGGCACTTGCCAGCCAACACGGGACGCATGAGCCAGTCTTCGCCTCCGTGCATCTGCAGCAGATCGTGCCCGCCGCCAACGTCGCGTACAACTCCGCTCGCTGCCTTGGCTCTCAGCGGGGAGTTGACAAGAAATTTCCGATGTTCTCCTTGATCACCTCGATCGCCAGCCGGACCATCGTAGGCATGTCCATGTCCTGGAATACCAGCGTGCCCTGACGCATCACGGGGGCCGAGCGGCCGTCCTCGACGCGGGCGCACACCGACAAGCAGGTGTCGATGACGTAGTCCACTTCGGAGTCCGGCATCTTGGAGAGCTCGTCCATCACTGGCCCGAGCAGGTCCCCCAACGACGCGCCGCCCTGCGACTCGGCGGCCTTCAGGGAACCATAGGCCTGCATCATCTGGGCCACGGGCTTCCCGACAGCAGCCAAGATGGGGCCGAGGCGGCGGAACACGTGCAGCTGCTGCTTGGCGTTGAGGCGGCCGACACGGTATGTGCGGCCGTCCACTTCGATCTCTGCTTCGGCGAACGGCGTCATTTATCAGCTCCCCAGAACACGGTTCATTTGCACGCAGTCGAACTCCCAGGTGTTGGTGCCGGCCTCCTTGGAGTAGTTGAGGTCTGGGGCCTTGGTGAACGCGACCTGGGTGCAAGTCACCGCGTCACCGCGCGCCTTGTCAACACCCGCGATGGTGTTCTGGCCGTGGCTGGCGGCGCTGGCGGTCTGGAAGTTGTACATCGCCATCAGAACGGCGTTCGTCGGCGAGGTCTTCAGAAGGCGCAGCGTGACGCGGCCGGACTTGTTGGCGTGCAGCGAATGCTGGCCCGCGCCATCGGCGCCGATCTGCATCGAGCTGATGTTCTCGGTCGGGGTGAACGTGATGCCTTCTTCGGAGGAGCCGGAGCCCGAGCCGATGTTGGCGAAGCCTCCGGGGCCCGTGATGGTACACGCGAAGTCGAGAAAGCTGTAGGTAGTAGAAGCCATGGCTCAGAACTCCTTATTGGTTGACGTTGACGGTGACGGCGATGGTTTCCACGGCGCCCGCGAGCTTCAGCGCGACCTGGATTGGTACCGACTTGCGGGCAGCTCGGTCGGACACATTCTGGGTCGCGACGGGCGCCGCGTAAACGTAGAAGCCCGTCTCAAGGTAGTCCCCCTGCTTCAGCAGCCCGAATCCCCCGGTCGACCAGATACCCGGCGCGACGAACCCGTTGATGACGGCCTGGCGGCAGATGGACTCTGCGGTCGCGGTAAGAACGTTCATACCCGCGTCTGTCTGCGGGATCTTGGTGGTGCTGGTGTAGAGCACGTTGTACAGCGCGGTCTGCAGCGTCACGGCGAACCAGTCGGTACCCGTGATGACGTCTGAGCGGGTGCCCGACGCCATAGCGCCGCGCTCGACGATGGACGTGTTGTTGTTGTACGCCACGAACACGTTACAATTGAAAGCCTCCAGTGCGTTGACCTGCGTGGCATTGAGCGCTTCGGAGGTGACCCCCGGCTCCTGCTTGTACATCAAGGCGATGACGGTGTTGTTGCCGGTGTAGTCCACCGTCAGCATGCGCGCAGCGGCGCTGGCGACCGCGTACAACGAGCCCGAGCTGTACTGCGTGAACGAGCGGTTGTAGCCGAGCGCCTTCAGCTGGTAGGCGATGTTGGTTGTGTCCGCCGCTACCAGCACCCCGGCTTCCTGCGTGTTCACGAAGTACAGGTGCTTCGCGTTGGTGGCCTCGATGTAACCCGCCACGGCGAGGTGGTCTGCGTTCACGGCCTCCGGAATGAACAGCCCGTACCAAGCCTGGCCGAAGCTGGTATCGAACAGGGTGGCCGCCGCGACGGCGGTCTCAGCGGCTTGGCCGGTGAAGACGTACGCTCCGCTGGTTGTGGAGAGCCCGCCGATCAGCGCCGAGATGTCCGTGCCGGAGCCCGCAGCAGAGAGGAACGAGATGGCCGACGTGGCGCCCGTCGTGTTGCTCGTGAACTCGAATCGTTGGAACGCCGCGTTCCACACGACCGTTGTACCGGCGAACGCTGCCTGGATGATAGCCGCTACGGCCTGCAGGTTCTCGGCGGCCGAGAAGTTCAGGTCGGTGATGTTGGTGGCGCCCGCGCCGTTGAGCGCCACGCGGAACGAGCCAGTAGTGATAGCGTTCCAGGTGGCGATCGCTTGGCTGGCCAGCGGAAGCGTTGCGCACTTCAGGCCACCACTTGACGCGGTCTTCACCCAGCGCCCGATCTGCAGTTGGGCTGGCTGCGGTACTTGGCTGAAGTACAGCTTGGCTGAGTTGTACTCAGGACCCGTGGTGCCGAAGTCGGCAGTGACCGCGTCGAGAGAGTAGTAGGTTCGGAACCGCTCGTTCGTGTCGATCACGGCAGACGAGCCCAGCACCAGCAAGGTGTTGAGGTTCTGGGCCTGAGCAGCGTTGGGGGCCAGGTTGACCGCGACGCTGACCAGGCGAGAGATGGGAAGTTGGTTGAGAGCCATGAGTTGTCCTCGTTGGTTAGGGTCCCGTTACGGTGACCGGGGTTGTGTACAGTTCGTTGTCCACCACGGCCTGGGCCGAGGCGATCGTTCGGATCTGGTAAGAACGCGTGACGTTGCGGCGCAGCATGAACGTAACGTCCACGCGGCGCACCCAAGTCTCTTTCGTGAGGGCCGGGACCGTGGTCGCCTCGCTGGCCCCGATCAGCCCCATACCGGCCGCACGTAGCACGTCGCGGTTCTGGCTGAGCTTCACCCCGGTGCGGAACAGCTTCGCGTTCTGCGAGGCAAGAGGACCGTAGAAGCTGGCGAGAACGGTGAGCTCTTCGGTCATCATGACGCTGTCAACGCCAAGGCCCGTCGGGTCGTGCGCCTCGTACGCGTCGTTGTCCGTCGTTGAGTTGGTCACGCCTAGGGCGATCCAGTTCACGTTGAACGCGGGCTGGATTGGTGGCTCGGGCTGCCAACGAGGTCTGATGAGCGCTGGGTCGGCGAACCCGGTAACGCCCTGGACCCAGTCGTGCAGGAAGTCGTCCAGCGCGTTGTCGTCAAGCGGCGGAGCGTCAATCGGTATCAGGTAGCCTGAGGTGGTCGAGTCGTTTGCCATCCTGGGCTCCTCAAGCGATCGGTGGGTCTTGGGCGTTCATGGACAACGCGAGCACTTCCACGAACCCGGCACCGTATCGCGTGAACGGCAGCACTGAATCCACCGTGTAGACCACCCCGTTGTACAGGATCTGGTCCGGCTGGAAGCCCGCGACGGCCGAGTGCACATGCGACTTCGTCACGAACGAGATAGCTCGGTCGATCAGCTGCGCGTCGTCGCGGCGGTTCAGCTGGCTGGGGTCCGTAGCGGTCACCACCCCGATGGCGCTGAACGTGGTCGGCGTGATGACACTGCGGCCGTGTCCGTCAATGGTCTCCGCCCGGCGCGTGATCGTCACGGTGTCGGCGAACTCTGGGCAGAGCACGATGTCGGAAACGTCAAGCCAGGGCATCTCGGCTCTCCTATTTCTTTCGGATGACGTAAGTCACCGCGTTGCGGAGCTGACCGGTGTCGATCAGCGGCTTGGCCAGGTCGGTTCCTGCTGGAGCTCCAGCTGCGCGCCAGGCCTGCTCCCAAAGCGCCCCCTTGCGGCCCCGGGCTGCGCGGGCCGCGATTGTGCGGTCGGAGAGGGGCGGGGGGATGCCCTCGTTGATGCGGGCCCGGATGCCGTTGACGGCGCGGATGCCCGCTGCGCTCAGACCAGCATCAATCTCTGCTACGGTGCCGCCAGGCTTTACAACCTTCTTGGCGGTGCTCCACAGCTGGTTCTTGATGCTCGTCTCAGCGGCCCGGACCCCTTCGCGCATGAAAGGTCGGGCAGGGATGTTTGCCTCTGGCGCCCCGTTGTCGTGGATGTACGCCAGCGACGCGTTGGTGATCGACGAGTTCTCCTCTCGCAGAGAGTTTTTGTCGTCGGCCGGGTAGCCCACCAAGACACGCTGGCGAGTCAGAGCTTCGAGCTTCGCCATGAGGTCTGGCAGCCCGTTCTTCGTCATCTTCACGCCGGTCTTGATGGTGGCCATGACTCAGTTCCCGAACGGCCAGTAAGGGCCGGGCCACGCGCCTTGGGCGGCGCTGTAGGTGCCAGAGCTCTCGTAGCCAAGTTGGATGCCGCCCGCACCCATCATGCGAGCGAGGCGAACGTAACGCGCGCCGTAGACGGTCAGGTTCCAGTGGCCGGCGTCAAGCTCGGCGACCGAAGACGTGTCGTAGCTCACTGAAACCTTGTCGACGCTCTTGGAAGCCACCATGCCCTGCGACTCCCCGGGCCCCGCGCCGTTCGCCGACGCGGCCTGGGCCCGTGCCTCGATGACCAAGTTGTGGGCGACAAACAGTTCGGTTCCGAGGTCGGTCAGCGTGCCCCAGCGGTCGGCGTTGATGAGCTGCACCGCCACGGTCGTCCAGTACGTCACCTGCGAGTCAGGGTACGTGGTCGTGCTCGCAAACTCGGGGTAGTTCTGGCGGAAGGACGCTGGGGTCACGGGCATGTCGGGCTCCTGGCTCAGCCGACGATCTTCACACCGGCCGCCACAGCGTACCAGTGCTCGGCGTGCACACGCGGCATGCGGGTGGTGGCCGGACCGTACGGGAATGGGCGGTGCAGGTCGTCCGTCAGCGTGAAGTGGCACGGCACCGTCACCTCGGCGTAGCCGTCTTCGGAGAACTTTGGCTCCGGCGGGGCGCCCAGCCCGGCAATCAAAGAGGCCGAGGCCGCGTTTTGGGAGGCAACGACGCGTTCTTGGCTGACCACGGGGTCCTCCAGTTCCGTCTCCACGGGATTTTCGGCACCGGGTTGGGGGGCCGTGGAGGCTTGGGCTTCTGCGGCGGCTTGGGCTTCTGCGGCGGCTTGGGCTTCTGCGGCGGCTTGGGCTTCTGCGGCGGCTTGGGCGGCTTGTGCTTCTTGCGGGGTCTTGGACTTCGCGGTTGCCATCATGGCTCCTTAGGAAAATGCCCCGGAGTAGTTGTCTACCCCGAGGCGGTTGGTCAGCGGCTCGGGTTCAGATCACAGACCGTCGCGGTACGCCAGGGTTTCCGGGTACACGACTTCGACCACGCCGAGACGGCAGTAGTACGTGGTCTTGTGGTAGATCGAGTCGTACTGAACCGGGGTGCGGGCCAGCATGGTCTTCGGGAAGCGCACGAAACGCTGTTCCTTCGTGTAGGCGATCATGCGGTCGACCGTACCGGCGGTGCCGATCGTGCCGCCCAGTCCTGCGCCCACCAGCCACTTGGCCGGGAAGATCTTCAGCTGGCCGTTGCCCGAAGTCGCCAGGATGTTGTTCTCCATCAGGTACTTCAGGATCGACATGTTGCCAGCCGTCGAAACCTTCTGCGTCGAGATGTAACCGAACTGCGAGGGCGGCAACAGCAAGCGGTCGGGCATCACGGCGAAGCCGGACTGGGTCCACGCGCTCACCAAGATGGCGTTCACGTCGGCCAGGATTTCGTCAGGGGTCTTGGTCACCCAGGTCGTACTGCCCAGCGCGCCGTTCGGCAGGTTGGACACGTTGGTCACGGTGGCCGCGTTGACCAGGCCGGTGTCGCCCGTGGAAGCGTCGCCGACGTACACCTGCTCGTCGGTGTCCATCTGGTTCTTCATCTTCAGAGCTTCGTACTTCTGGTCCTCGATCGAACGGCCAGTACGCGCAGCGGATTCCAGTTCCAGGATGGAGAACTTCAGCTCCAAGCCCCAGGGGCGCAGCGGCTGAGGAACCTTGCTGATGTCCACGGAAACGCCAGCGATCTGGTCAGTCGCCTTGCCGATCCAGGCCTTGCCGTTGCGACCCGCACCGTTGGCGCCACCTTGACCGGCGCCGGTAGAGCCGGACGAACCGAAGGACGACTGGGTGAACGAGCTGACTTCGTCACCGACAGACACGTCGGTGCGGAAGTCGATGTCGCGGGCGAACGACACGTCGGCCAGCGGCAGGTGCAGCGTCTGGTCCAGGCGTTCCAGCTCACCGACCAGGAAGGCGCCGGTCGAGTCGACGGTGATGGCGCGACCGTCGAAGGTGCGGTAGCGGTAGGAGTGTTCCAGCTTGACACCACGGGCGTCGCCACGGGCGTTCATGGGGGCGAACGCGGCAGCGTCGAAGGTCAGGTGGTCGTGCGTCACGGCGCGCACGGCCTGAACGGTGCGGCGAGGCACCAGGATAGAAGGAGCTTTCATGTTGGTGTTCCTGAGAAAGAGGTTTCGATCAGACCGGGGCTCAGGCCACGGCAACTTGGACTTCGGTCACGCCGGATGCGTCAGGAGGGCCGTTGAACCAGGCGTTGGTGATCGCGATGGTGGAGCCGCCCGTGGCCGAGGCCTCGAAGCCACTCTGCACGTGGTTGCCGGAGCTTGCGGCGATCCAGATGAACACCGCACCCTGTTTCGTTGGCGAGCCAACCACCTGGGCCAGGCCGTAGCCCTCGCGCAGCACGTCTTGCACGACCTGCACGCCCAGCGGAGGAACCGCGTTGCCGAGGCTCTGGGCGCCGTAGTTGCCCGAACTGGACGCGGCCTGCACGGGGAACGGACGCACCAGGATGCCGTAGATCTTCGTCACGGCGGTGTCGGTGGCGATCAGTTTGCGGATGGTGTTGGTCGCGGTGTCCACGATCACCGGGTCACCGTAGCGGGTGGGTGGGTTCGTGGCGTTGGTCAGCACGGGTTCGATGCTGGCGGGGTGCGTACGGTTCACGTCGCCCGCGAAGCCCGCGCCCATGCGGTAGGTGAAGGCCACGTCGTGAGTCACGGCCCGGATTTTCTGGAGAGCTTTCATGGTGGTTCCTTGTTACAGGGTGGTGTTGTGAGCCACAACGTTACTTTTGGCCGTAGTGCTCGCGGTAGAACTTGTTCAGGGCGTCGACCGAGTCGAACGCGCCGACGACGTTGTCGTGTCGGGCCTCGCCGATCTCGCGCGCCGGGGCGGCGATCTTGCCAGCGTCGCCGACCGCAGCACGGTTGTTGGCGAGCTTCTTGGCCCCGGCCGCAGCCGTGAAGATGGTGGCCACGGCGCCACACGTCATCTTCGAGATGTCCAGGGTCGCGCCGCCTGAGACCGCGCCGATCAGGGCCGCGCCCTCTTCGGTGGCGGAGGCGATGTCCAGGGCGCGGCGGCGCGCGGCGCACATGGCGTCGACGGTGGCGGCGCGGGTGGCCTTGGCGTCGAACGTCGGCATGCGGAAGCCGGGCACGAGGATGGCGGCGTCGGCCAGCACTTGCTGGTAGCTGCGGGACAGCGCGGCGCTGTCGCCAGTGGCGGCGCGCTTCGAGTCGTCGGCGCCAGCCAGCGCGTCAGACTTCGCGGGGCCGTCGTCCTCGGGTGCTTCGTCCATGGTGGTCTGGTCCACGCAGCCTTCGTGGGCTTCGTCGGTGGTGCGGCCCTCCACGGCCTGCTGCACCTGTTCACGCCCGGCCTCGTCGCCTTCGATGTCCTGGGCCTGCATGCCGAGCAGCTTCTGCATCATGGCCTTCAGCTCGGTCAGACCGGCTTCCAACGCCGAGACGCGAGCGCCAACGTCGCCGCCTTCAGCGGGCGTGGCACCTTCGTCCGTGGTGCCGATCTTGTCGGTGCCAGCGGTTTCGGAGTAGTCGTTGGCGCCGCCACCACCGACGTGGATGTGGATGTGTTGGGCGTCGCTTCCGCCCATGGCACCAGAATTCGCTTGGCCGTCGGGCACGGTGTCGTCGTCCTGCATGATCATGGGGTCCGAGGACACGGCGGTCGTCTGACCGGCCATCTCGTTGTCGGCGTCGTTGACGAGTTGGCGCAGTCGGTCCATGAACGACAGGCGCACGGGCTTCCGGGTGGAAGCTTGCTTCTGGGGAGCTGGCATAGGGGTCTCCTGGGTGGAGGGGTTGATCGATTGGTGGTCGCCGATGGCGCAGCGTGGGCCACAGCGACCTCGTTCGACCAACGCTACGTGATTAAAGATGATTTCCGTCTGCTGGCCGGTGCCGTCGCCGTTGTCTTCGTAGTCGGCTTCGTAGCCTGCGGAGACCTCGACCTTGCCCTCCTGGCGCTTGCGGATCAGGTCTTTGTCCATGATCAACAGATCGCAGAGGATGACGTCGCTGTTGTCGCCGGTCCCGCGACGTGGGTTGAGCACCGTGCCGCGCGACAGCTTCTGCCGGTTCTTGGGGGTGACGAGCTCGCCGGCCGGTGGATGCTCGTCGACGACGTCCTTACCCAGAAGACTCTGGATGGCGGCGTCGGCGAAGAGTTGGTCGGCGTTGCGGTAGACGCGGCAGAGGCCGTCGGAGCCGGGCTCCACAGGAACTTCGCCCGCCACATAGATCATTTCTCCGACTCGGGCGACGGGCACCTCAAGGCAGAGAAGGAAGCCCTCGGGCGTCAGATGCTGCCTGGGGCTGATCTCATCAGTAGTGAGCACCTGCATGGGCTCGAATTTTACCGTAGATGAGTCTGCGGTATTCTCAGCTGTTGAGTAGGCGCGGGGCATGGTCAGCCTTTCACCTTGCCGTAGCGCGCGACGTTCTCGTTCTCGAGCTTCGTTTCGTTCGTGCGGCTAGATGATTCCTTCAACTGGCTCCAGTCAGAAGGTTCGATCTTTCCGTGGGCTGCCTCGTGGGCGGCGAGCTTTCTCGCGTACTGGGCTTTGAGATCCGAGAGCTCCCGAGCGTGCGCGACCTTCTGGGCTGGAGTTGGCTTCCGAGCTTCCATCATCGCCACCGAACGCTCCAACTTGTCTATCTGTGACAGCGAGCGTGCTTTCTCTGGTGATAGCCCAGAGGACTTCGTGGCTGGCGCCGAGGCTTTCTTCGCGGCGGGCTTGGCCCCACCGCCGCCAGAACCGAATTGGCCGTTGTCAGCGCGCTTGTGCTTCGATTCGTCCCAGCCCGCGTCCGAGGTCTTGGCGCGATGGATGTGGATATGGATGGTCTTGGTCATTTGTCGGCTCTCATTCTGGCCACCGCAAGTTGGGCCTTCAGGTTGGGGTGTAGAGGGGTCGGTAGGCTGTCCAGATGGGCCCACACGTACTCCGTGTGTTCCCGGTTCAGGGTTGGGACGAACATCGGGCCGCGCGTCACGTAGCAGACGAAGCCGTCCTCGGTCAGGGCGTGGCGCATCGGGGTCTGGATCCGGAACCCGGTCTCTTCCCAGCACTCGCGGTGCGCGGCCTCCCACGGAGACTCGTCGCGCTCGATGCCGCCCGCTGGCAAGCCCCAGGTGCCCCCGTTCGTGGAGTCCGCAGCGCGCAGAAGCAGCAGCACGCGGTTCTCGGGCGAGAGGTACACCACTCCGGCCGCCTTGGGCTTCGGGGCCACGTCGCGCGTCGGGTGGCGATGGATGTGAATGTGCAGGGTCATGCGTCTTCGTCCGGGAGAACCGGCTCAGGATAGCACCGGCAGTTGTAAATCTGGCCCGCGTGCGCGACGGTACCATCGCTCAGCCGAGGCGCCGAGTCCCACCGCACGTAGCGGCCTTCCATCTCGGCGTGAGACTTCCGCACGTCGCCGTCGTGCGCGGTGCGCCAGATGTAGCCCTCGGAGCCTGCGGCCACGGCGCGCTGCTCCATGAGCTTCGACGACGTGCGGGCCACCTCGGTGCGGGCGATCAGCGTAGCTTGGGCCTCGGACACCTTGCCGGTCTCGAGTATCTTGGCCGCGATGCTGTCCACCCGCTCGCCGGTAACCAACGCCTCCGTCGTGAGCTTATGCACCCGCTGGGCGGCGCGCTTGGGGAGCGAGGTGATCAGCTCGACCTGCTCGCGCAGCATCTCCTGCAAGAACACCTGCGACGGCGGTGACTTCAGCTCTTCGCGCAGCGCGGCGCCGATGTCGCGGGAGTGCGCGCGCCAGAGCTTCAGGTCGCGGCGGGAGACGTCGTGCACCATGGCGTTGCCGACGCTGCGGGCCCAAGGCTCGAGCAGGTCGGCGTAGGCTTCCAGCGCGCGAACCACGGGCCTCGAGCTCTCGGGCGAGCCGTCAGGGCTTAGACCCTTGACGATCGCCCCCACCTGCCGGGCCACTTGGCGCAACTGGCTCGAGTACTGGCGCTCCGCCTTGCGCGCTTGGGTCCACTTCTCCTGGCGCGCCCGTCGGGCCTTGCTGGTCATTCGGGGTGCCTCCGTTCATTGGATCGAAGCCCGGCGGAAGCTCGGGCACGGGTGGGGTAATCTCGGACGAGGCGGCGTCGATGTCGTCCTGCGTGATGTTGGTGAAGACGCCGGTGGTGCGGGCCGACTGACGCAGTTCCTGCATCGCCGTCTTGTCGCTGATGAGGCCGTCCTCATGCGCTTTGCCGACCGCATCGACGACCTTTCCGGCGATCTCGGCCTTGTCTTGGTCGCTCAGTTCCCACAGTGACTTGAACCCGAGCTTGAAGTCGGGCGGGACCACGAGCCCCCGGCTGACGGCGAGCAGCTTGTAGACCTTGTGTACGCCGGTGCTCAGCTGGTCGCTCTGCTCAGACGCGATGTGGTCGTAGTAGGTTCGCAGGTCCGACTCGCCGCTGCTGTTCAGGCCCGAGGGGCTTTGCCCGAAGAGCCGCACGAGCGGGATCTGCAGCGCACCCGACAGCTGCTGTCCGAACTGGTTCAGCGCCTCGGCCAAGCCTCCGAAGGCGTTCGTGCCCTGGATCTCCAGCTTGTCCTTGGCGTCGATGATCGACATGCCCTCGATGCCCTGGAACCGGCGCATGGTGTCGACGTACGACGTCAGGCCGGCGAGCGCGGGGCCCCCGGCCGCCACGATGTCGCGCATGCCTTCGACGCTCAGCGTACGGAGGTAAGCCTTGTAGACCAGCTGCGCGGCGCCCGTGGTGGCCGAGTCAAACGACACCATCCGGTCGTACAGCCGCTCGATGACGCTGATGCCCCAGAGGTTCTCGATGAGCCGCTGCTGGTAGGGCACGTTCACGCCGATCTGGCGGAACATGACGCGGCTGTAGTGGATGGCCTTGCCGCGCAGCGCCGGGGCGTTGCTCATGACGCGGTAGTACTTCGGCAGCCCGAGGTTTGGTCCGTACTCGGTGACGAGGTCCTCGACGCTGGGCTCGATCATCCAGCGGTCCAGCGTCAGCAAGCCCTTGAACGCGTCGGGCCCGACGGCGTTCAGGTCGAGCGGATCGCGAGGGTCGTGCCCGTCGACCAAAGCCACGCAGATCGAGCCGCCGTACAGCCGCGCCCACTGAGTGTTCTCGCGGATCTGGTCCCAGATCTTCATCTCGGTGGCGGCCTTCTCCAGCGAGGAGACGTCGTCCGAGGGCATTTCGCTCAGCACTTCGACGCCGCGTCGCGTCATGTCCTGCGCGACCACGTCGATGGCGACGCCGCCGATCCAGGAGCCACGATGGATCCACTCCAGCAGCTGGCGGTTGCGGGTGATGGGGTTGAACCCGTACGAGCCGGTGGACATCGGGTTGTCGGTGCCGATGCCGAGCTTCATCTGGAAGTTGAAGAAGCTGTCGTTGGTGACGGCGTCCACCTTGCGGCGGGCGGCTTCGTCGGCCACGGACTGTCGGGCTTTGGTGTCTTCTCTGAGGGCGGTGTCCCGAGCCACTAGGGCCGAGGTGCCGGGGTCTGACGGCTGGCGCTGCAGCGAGGGCTTGCGGTTCTTGCTCATTGGGATGGCGCAAGCCCCGAGAGGCTGCGGGGTCAAGAGTGGAGATCTCTACGCGATTATAGCTACCGAGTAGGTCTGCGCTATTGAGCCCCCCAAACAGGAAGACCCCGGTCCGTGAGAACCCGGGGTCTTCCTTCCCAGCACACAGCCAGGGAGGTCTTCAACACTATGAGGAGGTCGCAAGCAATGCCAGAGCATTATACCAGCGCCCTCGGTTCTGCGGGGTTACATAGGGCCTCCGTGCAAAGGTTCGCAAGCGAGAAAGTGAACCCTCATGGTGCCCGAAGACACATCTGCTGGCCGGTAGAAGTCCGCCAGGCGTCGTCTGACCAGTGACCAGTCGAAACGGACTTTCCCATCGTGACTAGTCGAAAATCTATTCAACCTATATTGTTATTACTACTATAGGATGATACGATCTTCCTTATAGCGCGATGGAGCACGACGTTTTATTGGTCATCTGGTCTTCGCGTAGAACGGACCTGGGGTCCACTGCTTAATGGATCGTTACGAATTTCGGGCCTCGCGCGCCTGATCGCTTGTAGGCCCCCGGAAGCGAAAAAGCCCCGGAACATGGTCCCGAGGCCTCCAGCTGGACGAATTTATGGGCTCCTCAAGTCTTCCAGTTCATCGCCCCCACTAACGCAGGCGGGGCCCGCAAGGTGGCTTTGTCAATCATTACTTTCATTCGTCTACCCACGCAGTTGCTGTTATCTTGTCGGAGAACAAAGGGCACTGAACGATGAGGCGCGTTACTTTTGCCGCGCAAGGACGGGGAGTCGGCGACGCTCCTTCTCACTTGCTCGTGGTACGCCCAGGCCACTACCGCCGTAGAAACAAGCATGGCCTCTGTATACAGCAAAGACACACCCAGCATTACGGCAGCCGCAAAACCGGCAAAGTGCAGCCACAGGGTTAGCTGCCATGTGCGCAAAGTTGTCATGGCTCAGTCCCCCATGTCTTCGTGCTTCTTGGCCGTCAGCAGGCACCAGACGATGCGCGCGGTGCAGATGAACGCACGCTCGTTGCGCCAAACCTCTTCCGGTATGTCCTCGCCTGTTGGCGCCTCTCGCGTGTAGAAAGCCACGCCGCCTCCTGGCCATCCGGCGTTCACCAGCGCGTTACGGATCTTCGTGCGGTCTTCTCTGTCGGCCAGAATCGCCCCGGCTATGTGGCAGATAAACTGTCGCGATGCTTCTTCGACTTCCTTCCCCGGCCATTTGAGATAGCCCTCGGGGTCGAGGTATCCGGCTACCAGCCGCAGTGCTTGTGAGGTTTTCATTTCTTTGGTACCAGTACGTTGGAGGGGGTGAACCTTGTGGCCAGCTCGTAGCTGCGTTCCATGTCGGCAGCCAGGGCGTCGATCGTGGCTTGGGAGAGCCCGTCGCGGAAAAGAACGGGCTTGAAGACCTGTCGGCCGCCGAGGTGCGTCAGCGTCATGACCACGCCCGACCCCATCAGTCGCTCCTCCGTGCACTTGCGCAGCTCAGGGATCGCGAAGTGGTACACGTGGGCCTGCGCGGCCTCGGCCTCCCGGAGCTTGCGCTCGAGCTCGACGATGCGGTCGGCCTTGGATTGTTTCTTGGGCGCCATGCTCAGTCTCCGGACGAGCAAGAGCTCGAGGACGACGAACCACACGACGAAGCGCCGGAGTCGTCGTACGACGCGCTTGCGCCACCGCCCCCGAAGTCTCCCCCGCCGCCTGAGCTGATGGGCGGCGCGCTCGGCAACTCCAAGCCCTGCGCGTCCGCATAGCTCTTCATCGCCGGGCCGTAGATCGGGTAGTCTTGATCGGCGTCCGAGGTGCGGAGCCCGTTGGGCTGCCGATGCGGGGCCTTCTGGCAGGGCTGGTTCGGTCGCAGCGCTCCGGTACGCCAGATGCGGTCTACTTCCTTTTCGTGGCGCGTTCGGGGCCGCGTCACGTCGTCCCAATCACTGCGCGCGTGGTAGTCCCGCAAGTGCTCGCGGGCGGCTTGGGCTGCGGCCTCGCGCGCGTGACGTCGGTCGACGGCCCGCCACCAAAGGCGGAAGGCCACGGCGAAGGCCACCATGCCGATGACCATGTAGAATTCGATGCTCATTTCTTGGCTCCTTTCGGCCACCCGGCCAGCATGAACTCCGTCGCTACGTTGGCGAGCGCGACCGGATAGAGGTTGGGGGCGTCTTCGCTTGGTAGGTACTTTTCGAACTCGGGCAGCTGGTCGGCCAACGCCTTGCGCGTGCGGGCGCTGTACGCGACCCCGCGAAGCGTCGTTCGGAGGTGTTCCAGCTTCGACTCCTGGGCGGCCGCGCGGGCCTCGAGCTCTTTCAGCAGGCGGCTGTCGTAGCCCTCCGGCAGCCCGACCCAACGGCCGTCGATCTCGAACGACGGTACGCTCAGCGAGATACCGAAGCCTCGGTAGGGTTCCAAGTGAACGTAGGCCCTGGTCGCTGGGTCGTCCCATACCCGGCGCACGGCGGGTGGCAGCGCGGCCACGAACGCCCGCAGAACTTCGTCTTCAATATGCTGCGAGTAGTCTTCACGCGGCACGTCGGCCATGACGGCATTCACGAACGCGTCGCGGAGTTGGTTGGTCAGTTTCATCGGTTCTCCTGTAGGTTGAAAGGAGCCCGATTGTGCCGCGCTACAGGCGTTCTCCGTAGTAGGCGCAGACCTCCAGGTAGACCTTGTGTGCCTCGCGCTTGGTCGCGAAGCTCAGGGCCGGGTAGAGCGGCGTGCCGGGCGTGGCGTACTTCAGCTCTTGGGCCTCGGCGCCGTAGGCCACGGACACCGGGGTGGCCTTGGCTACGAAGTACGGCAGCCGCCACGGCCACCGCACCCAGTACCACTTCCGGCACTCGCAGACCCATCGGCCGTTGGCCAGCTGGGAGACTTGGATCTTCACGACTCGTCGTCCGCAACTTCGGGGTCGGGCGCCAGGTCTTTGTACTCACGGTCGAGCACGATGTTGCCCTGCTCGTCGAGCATGTCGGCGGGGATGTCGTCGTCTTCTGGCGGGGTGTTGTCAGTTGGCATTGTGTGGGATCCTTTCATAGATGAGGCCGAGGTCTTTGGCGGCTTGTTCGGCGGCCGCGTGCGACGCGCCCCCAGCGAGCTTCCAGTTCTTCTTGACGAACTTGTCGTCCTTCCAGTACTTCTCCCAGGCGGCTCGCATTTCGTGCGGGTTTGGCCACTCTTTGCCAGGCGCAGGTTTCAGAGAGTACGCAGCGCGAGAGGACACCGCGCGCATCTCCTTCACACGAGCCAGGCCCGCGAGATAGAAGTCCGCCCCGCTCAGGCTACTGTCAGACGGATGGTTGTGGGTGAGAACGTTACCGTACATGCGTTGCACAAGCGCGCGGTTGAAGCTCACTTCGCTCCCTGCACCCTGAGACTCAGCCGAGAGTACCATGCCGTTGCGGTCTATGATGCACGCGGTCTCGAACGAGTTCTTTCTGATGCTTGCCTCGACGGACTCCATGCTGTTGAGCCGCTCGAGCTTGTTCAGGTACTCAGTGCGCTTCTCGTAGTTCTGGGCGTCGAGCCACTGCAGCTTCGGCAGTGAGGCCACCTTCTTCGGCTTTGGCGCCTTGGGCTGCGGCTCTGGGGTCTGCGGCGCGACGGCCTTCGGCGCTTCGGCAGGCTTCGTCGGCTCGGGGGTCTTCGGCGCTTCGGGCGTAGGGGCCGGGGCGGGCGCGGCTTCCGGGGCCTTGGGCGGCTCAGGAGGCCCAGGAGGCTTCGGCTGCGCGGGCGCCCCAGGCGGCTTCGGCTGCGCGGAGCCCTTCTTGCCGAGCTGGAGCTTCTTGCCACCCAGCCCGGCGACCACGTTGCCCTGGCCGTCGATCTTGACGTGGACGCCCTTGCCCTCTTCGCCCTTCTTCAGGGTTATCCACTTCTCGGCGTCGTCGTGGACGTGTATTCGGATCTTCTTCATAGGTTCTCCTACTGAGCGCCGCCCAGCCGTGCCCATTGGGACAGCGAGCCGGACTTCTGGATGTGCCCGTCGAGCCCGTATCGCAGGGCATCGCAGGCGTGGTTGTGGGCGTCGATGATGATGGGCAGCACCTTCGGCTGGCCGTACTCATCGAGCTGTTTCTCGTCGACCTTGTAGCGGTAGAGCCGCATCTCGTTGGCCGTGTTTGTGCAGCGTGGGTGGATGACGACCTCGTCGTAGCCCCGGATGTGGGTGATGCCGTCCTTGATGCAACCCTCCCACTTCTCGGCCGCGTCGATGTTGTAGCCCCACGTGTTGCGGATATGGCTGATGGTCTCGGGCCGGGCGCCGTCGGCCTTGATGGGCCAGTCCTTCGATCCCGGTACGCTCTTGTAGAACTCGTCGTACTCGCTGAGCTCGACCCCGGTGGCGTAGGCCTCGTACTCGATGTAGAGCTTGCGCTCGTAGACGAAGAACCTGATGAGCGTGGCCGGGTCTTGTGAGAAGCCGAAGTCCGCCCCGAAGAAGAGCCGCTCGGCCCGCTGCCACAGGTCGTTGGGGAACTCCTCGACGCGCCACTTGCCGTGGTACACCTGGGCGTTGTTGATCTTGAGCGGCATCCCGAGCCAGATGTGCTCGTAGAGGTGATAGTCCCGCGCCTTGTCGTCCTCCATCTCCTGCCTCAGCTCCTCGGGGAAGTGGGGGTTGGAGTCGAAGTTGATCTTGTGTATGATCGACCGGCTGCGCGGCTTGACCACGAAGCGCTGGTGCGTGGCGTCCTTCTCGTCGATGAGGTTGTAGAGGATCCAGAACTGCGAGCCCGGCTCACGGATAGTTGGCACCAAGGCCCGCCACGAGGCCTCGCCCACGGACTGAGCTTCTTCGACGATACAGCGGTTGATGCCCTGTAGCGAGCGGATCGACGACTCGTTGTTGTGGAGGCCCCGGAATAGGAACTCGGCCCCGGTGTACAGGTTGCGGATGTAGTCGTTGCCGACCTTGTAGCGGTACTCCCGGCCCAGGCGGTAGATGGTCTCTTTGATGAGCTTGTGGCTCGAGTCACGGATGGAGTTCTGGTACTCCCGGGCGCAGAGATAGTTGTACGGAAGGACGTCGGCCTCGCGCACCGCCGCCTCGATCGCGCCCATTGACTTCGCCCCGCCCCGGCCGCCCCAGAAGATCTTGTACCGCACGGGCTTGCCGTCGGGCATCGTGTTCGCGAACAACAAGTCCCTGAGCGGGTGGTCCGGGTGTACGACGAGCGAAAGCCGATCGGCCTCGGCGATGCGGGTGCGCCGGTCGTGCTCCGCCCGTATGGCCGCGATCAGCTCGCGGTCGGTCATGGGCTCCTTGGGCTTAACTCTCATCGTCTTGACCGGCTTCGTTCGCCGCTGCGATCTTCGCCGCCGTGAGCGCCGCGCCCGTGCCAACCTCCAAGCTCTGAGCCTGAGCGGCTTGGGCCATGATCAACAGCTTGTCGCGCTCGTGGGGCTCCATCTGAGTCAACGCGTCCGGGGCCATGGTGGCCAAGAGCGCGGCGGGCGAAGTCACGGCGGCGGCCGGCACGATGGGGGCCGCGAACTCGCTTGAGAGCTTGACCATCAACGCCTCCAGGGCTTGGAGCTCAGGCCCTGAGAGCCTTGCCAGCTGCTCCTTCGTGTACACGCCGACGGGGCCGCCCGCGCCGTTGTCAATAGCGATGGGCATCTTGCGATGGAAGTACGGCAGCGCTTGCTTCGCCGCGTCCATCCGTATGTATATGCGTTCGTCCGAGTCGCACATGATCGACATCAAGAACTCGAGCGGCGTCATCCCGGCCTCTTTGGCCAGGCGCTTGCGCTCGGCGGCGTCGATGGCGTGCTGAGCCCAGTTCGGCTCCTTACGAAGGATCGGCGGCGTACCTTTGCCTGGGTCGAGCGGCTTGTCGCGGTCCTTCGGCACTTTCTTCTTCGGAGCGCCGGCCTTGGCCACTTCGCCCGCGAGCATGGCCGCCTCTTTGCGGGCTTTCAGGATCATCGGGTTCTCACCGGGCTTGAGGCGCGTGGCGGGCGAGGGGTTCGGGTTGGTGATCTTACCGCCGGTGCTTGCACGTTGGCGCTTCGGCACCTTGGCGCCGGGGATGCCTCGGACTTCGGCCATCGTGGTGTTGCGCTCGGCGGCTTCGTCCAACAGCTTCTGGTACTCGGGGCCTTGTTCTGGGGTTGCCTTGGCTCGCGGACGCTTGGGCTTGTCGGCCAGCGTCGAAGATGTCTTGTTGGTGGGCATCTGTTCTGTATCCTGGGGTCTGGTTCTGGGCTATTGTGTCTACGCCTCTGCGGCCTCTTTCTTTCGTGGCCAGCAGAGATGGCGCCAGACCTCCTCTGGTCCAGAATGACCGAAAAACCGGGTCTGACCAGATGACCAGAAAAACGATGGGTTTCCACCTGTGCATGGGAAAGATCTAATCGAGTAATATTATTAGTATTAGTATAGGATGAATAGATATTCCACTATATAGATGGCGACCCGATTTCGTCTGGTCACTGGTCAGACGACTTTTCTGCTCCCCAGCGAACCCCGACGCCGCCATAGTAGCGACCACACGAAGCCCGACGGCCGAAGTCCCAAGTTCTCTGAAACCCTCTTCAATACTGCATGTTAAGAGAAAGCCACTTTCTATGCCAGCCAAGAAACTCGTATTCCATGATCGCCAAGTGATCGAGCGCATCGCTGACCACGTCGCCCCCGCTCTGACCACTGGAGGTCGTCCGCTAGGCTATCGAATCTCGATTTTGACCCATGACCACAAAAACGACTCGTTCTCAGAGTCCGTTTTGAAGGACGAAAAAGACGCTGGCAGAGTAAATCAGGCCGAAAAACTCTTCCAGGAGGAGCTAAAAGTCCTCCAGCAGGGACCCAAAAAAGGTCTGAAAAACCAGAGTTTCAGCCACTACCATCAAAAAATCACGCGCGGTGCGATCACAGTTAGCGTCGGTTCGACCGCAGAAGCCGGAAAATTCGTCGTCATGCGGCCGGTGTACAGCACGCGCCGGCAAGTCGAAAAATCGCTCGCTGGGCTGCCCTCTGGGCGTCCGTTGGTGCCCGGCTGGCCTTCCGCCAAGTCTTCTGGTCTCAGCCTCTACGTAGCTGAGAACCAGTTCAACCGTCTGCTGGGTGAACCAGTGACGGAGCCCCGAGACCCACGCAAGTCGCTCGAGAAGTCTTCGGGGCTGAAGGCGCTGACCACGCCCATCGCGTACCAAGCCCTGAACGACATATTGTTCAAGTACCGCCAGCTGACGGCTCTTATATACACCGACGAAGACGACAACGTGCTCGGGGTGGAGGACATCTCGCTGCGCCAGATCGCGCTCTGCCAAAAACGCCACGCCTGTCGCACGTCCATGAGCCGGACAGAGATGGTGTTGGCGGCCGAGAGCTTCATTCTTGGCCGCGACGAAGCCCCCGAAGGCGCGACCCGGGTGTACTTCGCGCGCAGCAGCGCCTTCATAAACGACATCCGGCCACTAGTGATTGACCGCGTCAAGACGCTCCAGGTGCGGTACGAGGTGGTGTGCGTGCGTCGCCTGCCTGAGGAGCCTCGCGCCGACCGCCGCCCGGAGGCCTCGCCCGAGTACTTGGCCGCCCTCGCAAGGCTGCACACACTCGTGGGGACCAAGATGCCCGGCCCCGTTGAGGGCACCTTGGTGACGGACCTCGAGTTCAAGACCACGGGCGGGCGTTCGTCGGGCTCCGTGGTAGCCAAGGCCGCCGAACTATAATGCCCACCGTCGACCGACGTCAGACCCCGGCGTCCACGGTCCGTCCACCGCGCGCCCCAGCTAGGCAGTTCGCTCCTGCCGCTGGTCAGGCCGCCGTGGGCGGGGGGCCCGTGGACGCCGGTAAGTAGGGCGCCCGGTCGACTTTTTCGTTTGAGTACGCCCCCATCTTACAACGAGAGACACGCACACAGAGCAGACTATGTCACCAACTCCCAAGCCAACCAACCCCAAGCGCCTGACGCTGCCCCAGCTGAAGCAGGCCATGCTCGACAAGGCGGCCACCTCGGCCCTGAAGCCCGCCCAGGTGCGCGAGATGGGCCTAGAGCCCGTGGCCGACGTGAGCAAGCTCCCCGGCATGGACAAGTTCCCGGCCCGAGGCGGCTTCCGCATACCGTACTTCGACCTGAAGGGCAACGTGCGCCCCAAGGTGTGCCGGGTGCGCTACCTGGAGGAGACCCGCACCGGGTTCCAGCTGGCCGTCGACGCCAAGGCGCTGCGCTACGTGCAGGCCCCGGGCACCACGGTCCACGCGTACTTCCCGCCGTTCATCGATTGGGCCGCGGTGGCCAAGGACCCCATCTACGACATCACGGTCACCGAGGGCGAGCTCAAGGCGGCGTGCGTCTCCGCCCACGGCGAAAGCTGCATCGGGCTCGGGGGCGTGTGGTCGTGGAAGAGCAACGCCCAACACACCACGCTCATCGACGACCTGAGGGCCATCACCTGGATGGGGCGCACCGTCTATATCTGTTTCGACTCGGACGCGGTGTTCAACCCGGACGTGATGGCGGCGGAGGTGGCGCTGGCGGACCGGCTGACGGCCGAGGGTGCGTTGGTCCACATCATGCGCATCGGGGCGCCGTTCGGTGCCGAGAGCCAAGCCTACGACCCCACGCTGCCCACCGACGCGCAGCCCCGCGCCCGCAGGCCCAAGCTCGGCGCGGACGACCTCATCTACCAGTACGGGTTTGAGGCGTTCGAGGCCTGCCGCAAGCTCATCAACGTGGAGGAGGGCATGGAGCGCGTGGGCACCTACGCGTACGACTCCTCGCGGGCGTTCCACGCCTTCAACGCGCAGTACATATTTATCTTGTCGCTGGGGGCCATCTACGACGTCAAGACCCGGCTGATGTACGCGGCCCACACGTTCCAGAACTCGGTGCGCGCCAACGAGTACTACGAAGGCGCCGTGCTCGCCAAGCCGAAGAAGGAGGGCGCCCAGCCCGAGACCCGCATGGTGCGCAAGCCGCTCGCCCCGGCGTGGATCAAGTGGCCGGGGCGGGCCACCGTCGAGCGGGTGATCTTCGAGCCGGGCAAGCCCATGGTGCACAACGCCTCGTTCAACACCTGGCAGGGCTGGGGCTACGGCAAGGCGCAGAAGGGCGACATCACGCTGTGGAAGCGGCTGCTGGACCGCATCTTCCGGGGCTCCCCCGCGTCGGACCGCAAGTGGTTCGAGCAGTGGGTGGCCTACCCGCTGCAGCACCCGGGCGCCAAGCTCGCTACGGGGGTGCTTATCTGGGGCCACCAGCACGGCACCGGCAAGTCGCTGCTGGGCAAGGTGATCGGCAAGATGTACCACCGGGAGCACGTGGGGTTCCTGACCGAGTCGGCCTTTGACGACGCCCGCAACCAATGGGCCAAGGACAAGCAGTTCATGATCGTGGACGACATCACCGGGCGCGAAAGCCGCGAGTACGTCAACCGCCTGAAGAACCTGATCACGCAGGAGTCCATCCACCTGGACCCCAAGTTCATCGGCGCCTACGACATCCGCGACGTGATGAACTACCTCATGACCGCCAACGACCCCGACGCCCTGAAACTCGACCCCAACGACCGGCGCTTCTTCGTGCACGGGGTGCAGGGCTCGGACCGCACGGACACGGACTTCGCCGGGGAGGTGATGGCGTGGGTGGAGAGCGAGGAGGGCAACGCCGCGCTGGCCCACCACCTGCTGACGCTGGACCTGGAGGGCTTCCGCCCCGGGGCCCCGGCCCCTTACACCGACGCCAAGCACGCGATGGTGGAGACGACGAGCTCCGACCTGGCCAACTGGGTGCGCCAATTGCACGAGTTCCCCGAGCTGGTGCTCGACGCGGCCAAGTTCAACGGCGACCTCTACACGGCCGAAAAGCTCTACGCGTTGTACGACCCCTCCGGCGACAAGAAGAGCTCCCCGCGCGTGCTCACCCGCGAGCTGCAGTCCCGGGGGTTCCAGCGCGCGACCGCCAGCGGGCTAGTGGTGCCGGGCGAGGGCCGCCGCCACGCCTACATCGTGCGCCACTTCGACAAGTGGGCCGGGGCCTCGAGCAAGGACTTGGTGGCCGAGTATCTACGGGGCAACCCGCAGCTCGCAAGCAAGAATAAGAAGTACTGAGCAACCTGGCACACATAGGAGCGAACTATGAAATTTGAAACCCCACCACTCAACGATGGCGAGATCCATATCGCAGCACTCACCGACGCCAAGGGCGAGTTGTATCACCTGATCCTGCTGCCAGGCGACAACGACGACGCCACGCATGCCGCCCAGATGGAGTGGGCCAAGAGCATCGGTGGCGACCTGCCCAGCCGCGTTGAGCAGGCCCTGCTGTGGGAGCGCGCACGCGATCAGTTCGAGAAGGGCTGGTACTGGAGCAACGAGACGACTCATCACACCGAATCCGGCTGGGCTTGGTTTCAGACCTTCGGCGACGGCAACCAGAACTACAACTACACGAGCAGCGAGTTGCGTGCCCGCGCCGTCCGCAGATTGCCCATTTGATCCTCAGTCATTTTAAGGTCCAACCATGAACACCCTTTCGTCAGAGGCAGAGCGCCTGGCAGACAAGTGTGCGCGCTGGGACATCAGCGACAGCGACAAGGACGACATAGCCGACCTCCTTCGCCGCATTCCAGAGCTTGTGGCAGAGCGCGACCGGTGGCGTGATGCCGAGCGCAGCCTGTCCGAGTCCTACGTGCGAATCCGTGGAGCAATCGGCGCGATGTGGCCGCCATCACTTGAGACTGATGCGCTTTGGTCCTACGTCGAACAAACAGCACGCGATCTGGCGGCCGAGCGCGACCAACTGCGGGCAGAGCGCGAAAAAGCTCTTGTCTGTGGCCACAGGTGTCACCTCTTTGGCGTATGCGTTGGGCGGCATGTCTGACGCTCAGATCGGGAGGGAAATCGGCTGGCTTAACAAGAAAGCACTTGCAGCCCTTTACGCCCCAACCCCACCCCACGCAGATCAGAAAGGACAGTGATGAGCCAGACAACACGCTACTGCTACAGCCTTGATGGCGAGCGCTTTCAAGAATCGGATTCGTCCACCCTGGAAGGTGCGGCAGATGAGGCGAGCTATGAACTTCTCTCAGACTGCGAACCGGGTGACATCGCCACGGTGTATGTGGGCGAGAAGTCAACCGCTACAGAGATTCTGGGCAAAGACCTGGAAAACGTTGGCGGAGAAACATGCGATCGGCTTGAAGAGTGGCTTGCTGATGAGATCGGGTGGGATGACCGGATCGTTTCTCTGGAGCAGGAAGAAAAAGCCGAACTTGGCAAGTTGATCGTTGACTACATCGAAAGCAAATCAGGCTTCAAGGCTTGGGGCGTCAAGAACTCGCAAGAGTATCAAGTCACCGTACCTGATGAGGAAGACGCCACTACCCAGAAAGGCGCAGCATGACCCAGCACGACACACTGACACATGTACAACGCGCGTGCGCAACCTGCGCGCATTCCCAAGAACCGGACGTTTCTGATCCGTGCACATCGTGCGGCGAATATTCGATGTGGGATCCAGCAGCCCTCAGCGCAACACAGCCAGCCCAGGCCCAGAAGCCCAATTTCGTTGAGGCCCATGACCCGTTTGCAGAGTTGCTCAATGTTCAGCGGTTAGCCCAGGTCCAGCAGTCCGATCCCGAGGGCCTGAGCACCGCCAGCATGGCCACAAGCCAGGACGCTCAAGCTCATGCACTCGATCGAGGTGCCATCATTGATTTGATTTCGCCGTTGTCGCGTAACACAGCAGATCACGACATTGATTTTGCGTTTCGAGTGTTGGATGCAGCCCAGGCCGCGCAGCCAGAGCCGGACATGAGGCACCCAAAGATTCAAGCACTGATCGGCAGGAAGGCTCGCCTCGAAATTGAATTGCGCCTTATCTCTGAAGCAGTTCGCGCAAACAATGCCGACGAACTGGAAGAGGTGCACGACAACGACTACGGCACAAAACTACTGGAAGAAGTGAAAGGCCTCAAAGCTCAGTGCATCAAAGCACAGCCCGCGCCTGAGCAGGTTGTGACCGATGTCGCTGGCTGCGTCCCTGGTGGCTCATTGCCTGACTGGCCAGATGACCTCGAAACCTTTGAAGAGCGACACGCCTATCAGCGTGGCGTTGCTGACGGGCGCCTTGGCTACGTGCACGCCCCCGCGCAGCCAGCAGCGCAGCCAGTGCATGGGGTGCCGGATGCGCGCCGAATTGCGCTGACCCTCATCGAGGACCTTGAAGGAAGGCGCGGAGTTCTTGATGGTGTTGACGATGACGTGAAGCAAGAAATGCTAGACACGTTCGCTGAAATCATCGAAGCCGCCTCCCCAACCCCGCCAGCACAGCAAGGAGAACCGACATGATGAGCCCCCACCTGCAGAACGCGCTGGTGCTGCCCCACGGCGGCCTGGCCTATACGACGCCCCGCACCTCATCCGCAAGCCCCACCGACGTGGCGATCAACTTCACCGCCCCCAGCGCTTCCGAGCAGGGGTTCGGGTACGAGCCCGCGCAGCACGTACGGTACTGGATCGGCCGCACCGAGGCCCGTGCCCTGGCGGAGTTTTTCACCGGGGTGGCTGAGATGCTGCGCCCCGACCCTACCAAGGGCGCCCCAGCACAAGTGAAGGTCGCCGAACCTCCTTCGCGCGAGCGGCGTGTGCTTGAGGCGTTGCGTTGGGCGTGCGGCCACGTGGAGGACGGCTCTTCGCAGCGCTTCTCGCTCAGCCAAGACGACGCTACTAAGCACTGGGTGGTCGGGGCGGGGACCCGCCGCTGGTACGGTGCGTCGTTCGAAGAGGCGTTGGACCTGCTGGTCAATGCGCGCGGCCTGGAGGTGGGGACGTGAAGCAACCACTCAACACTGCCCAGCCGCGCGACGCCATCGCGATGAACCGCCTGGGCACCACGCTCATCGTACCGGGGTGCTACGCCACGGTGCTCTACGCCCTGGAGCGCTACGGCTACCTGACCTACGACATCCTTGCGCGGCTCACCGGCTTGAAGCGCCAGACGTTGTACGTCTACGCGCAGCGGCTGGAAGAGTACGGGCTGCTCAAACGGGAAGGCGGCGGCCCCTTCAGCGCGACGCAGCTTTCGCTCTACCCCAACTTCCGCATGGTGGCCTGCGTTGAGCGGGTCTGCGGCCCGGGGGCCCCGCTATGAGCCGCATGAAGACCACGGCCTACCACGCCACGCGCTCAGGCGACACGGCCACCAGCCCCGCGAACTACACCTGCAAGTTCTGTGGCAAGGGCGGGCTGTTCTGGGCCGCCGACGGGGCCGCGCGCCGCTTGTACGCCGCGCCTGGGAAGCTCCACACCTGCGAGCAGTTCAAGGTCATGCGGAGCAGCTCGCGGGTGAGCACGCGCGGCCACGTCGACCTCGACATCCCACTGAAGTACTACGAGGACCATAGGAAATGAGCGACCCGCTGCACCCAACAACCGAGACCACCGAGCTCTTCGACCCGGAGCTCCACCCGGCCCCACGCGGGGTTAACTTGCTGCTCATCAACGAGGGTGGCTGCCTCGTGGTGGGGCCTTGGTACGACGGCGCGCTGGCCTGGGGGTTCAAGCCCCGCATCCCCGCCACGGTCAAGGCCCGGATGAATCGGCGCCGCGAAGACTGACCTACCCCCGAGAACCGACGCCGCCTCGTAGCATTGGCCGCGTCTTCTATTGATCAACCAAGCGAGAAAGCAATGCCACAAACCCAAGACCACCAAGCCGCGAAGCTGTTCATGTTCGCCCCCGGCGCCTCCATCGCGCGTTACGCGTTCGTCGCCCGCTCTAGCGTCCCACTGGGACCCGGCGGTGAGCTCAGCACGTTGGCCGAAGACGGGCGCGCGGTGGAGCTCTTGCGGCGTGGCGGCGACAACACCCTGAACGTCAAGCCCGCCAGCGACCCCGACGCAGATTACGCCGCCGCGCTGCAGCGCGTACAGTTCGCCCTGAGCCACCTTGACGAAGCGCTGCCCAACGGCCAACGCGCCCGGACCGAGGCCGCCATGCGGCTGTTGATCCGTGGCACCGCCGAGCTCCAGGCGTTCCTTTCCGCACGGGGGCTCGAGCTGTGATCCCGGGCGACGAACTGAACACCGTGCTCGACGTCATGTGGATCGTAAGCGTGCTCGGGCTGACGATCGCTTACGTGGCCGACTACCGCCGCAGAAAGAGAGCCTACGGATGACCCCGACCGAGCGCCGCAAGCTGGCCAAGTTGATGGCCGAGATGTACGAGGCCACGAACCACCAGACGCATTACCAGCTGCTGGGGGTGCACGCGGGCTGCACGGTGGACGAGGTGATGGAGGCCCGCAACACGCTGGCGCGCCGCTTCCACCCCGACCGCCACCCCGGCAGCCTGATCGCCGGGCCGTTGATGGGCGCTATCAACAACGCGGCCGACGTGCTCACCACCGCCAGCCGCATGGGGCGCTACCGGGCGGAGCTTCAATCGAAGATGGACCCCTGCGAGAACTGCAAGGGCGCGGGCTTCTCCCGTAAGCAGCGGGGGTTCACGGGGGCGGTGCTCACCGCGTGCCCGCACTGTGCCGGGTCGGGGTTTGTGGCCAGGTCGGCTCCGTCTAAAAAGCGCGCCAAGTAAGTTGCCAGAAAACAACGCAGACCCAATGCCCTCTGTTGGGGGCATTGGGTTTCTGCTTTTCTGGATTAAAGTTCATTCATCGGTTCAACGGGAACCGCCTACCAAGGAAACTAGAAATGACCGGCAACATCATCAAGGACCTGATCGAGCGCATCGAGTCTTACCGTGCGACGAACAAGCAGCCCTGCAAGAACTACGCGACCGAGGCCGCAGCAGAAAAAGCGACGATCGCCGCCGCCGAGCAGGCCCGCATCCGCATCGCCGCCCCCACCGATACCAAGCCCGTTCGCTACGTTGTCTTCTTCGTGCCGGCCTGGGGTCGCTGGGTCGGGGCGCTGGACTACACCGAGCTGCTCAGCCGCAAGGGCGCGGGTGGCTACATCGGCGACGTCGGTTTCTACACTTTCTGAATATCCCGGCCCTACGGGGCCTTCCTACCAGGAGAACCTACCATGGCTATGACAACTCACACCCTCACGATCCGTACCGGCCTGACCGGCGACGCGCGCAACACCCCGCACGGGTTGAACTTCAACAGCGACCGCGCGGCCATGATGGAGTACATCGGCCCCATCGACGCGCTCGTCTTCTGCGACACCAAGGACGACTCCGAGCCCGGCTTCTTCCTGAACGTGGTCATGGTGTCCGCAGAAACCGGCGAGCCGACCCAGTGGTGCAGCCGCGACCCGGTCATGAAGTTCGACGAGGCCATCGCCGAGGTCGGCCAGCTGGCCACCTCTACGATCGGTCAGTTCATGAACCGCATGGCCCGCATGGAGCAGATCCTCTGATGGGCGCGCACCTGATGGGACTTCGCCGCGCTCGTCAGGACGCAGAGGCCGAGGTCAACGAGCCAGCGGCCCTGCGCCACCTGAAGACCCAGGCACGAATCCTCCGCCGCAACCAGCCCGGGCTGCGGCACTACGAGGCCCTCAACCAAGTGGCGCGGGACGAAGGCTACCAAGACTTCCACCACGCCCGGGACGCTATCCTGAAGGAGGCCGCCGATGCCGCGCAAGAAGTACAGCGTGAGCCTTGATCGGCCGCGACTGAAGCCAGGACCCCGCCCAGGTGGGCAGCCCGGGCCGCAGATGTGGCGGCTGCTGGTGCGGCGCCGGTTCCCAGAAGCCCAGTTCACCACCGAGGACGGCTCAGGCCGCACCTACGGCGAGCCCGGCGACATCACCGCCCACGTTGGCCCGGACATGCAGTCCGACGTCGTGGGCACCTACTCCCCCGGCCAAGGCGGCTGGGTATTACCACCGAAGAAAGCGAGCAATGTATGAAGATCCCTGAAAAGAACCTGAGCGTGTTCAAGAGCCTGCTGGCCGAACGTCACCCCGGCGCGACCGTCGTAGCCTTGACCAGTGGCGTCTTGCGCGCCTACCACCACGGACGCCTCGTCGGCGAGATCGGCCCGAACTACATCCGGGTGGCGGGCGTGATGGGCGCGCTGGAAGCGCGTGAACCCAAGGAGGAGTTCTCTGACGCGGCGCTGGGCGAGCTCCTGTTGGCGGTGCTCGGTGGCCTCGCCGCGTCGTGCGGCTGCCCGTCTTGCACAGCAGAGCGCGAAGCGGCCGCCAAGCCTGCCGGGGCGCCCAAGCCCCGCGCGCTGTCGCTGGGCCAGATGACCGCGGTACTTGACATCGCCCGTACTGGCTACACGGTGTCCGACACCGCCAGCCGCCAGTTGTTTGAGCTGGGCCTGCTCGGTCGCGACCGTACGCTCACTCAGGCGGGCGAGACGTACCTGGCGGCACTCCAGGCGGTGCCAGTACCGGAGCCGGGGAAGTGAGAAGGCGGAAGACACCCGAGGACCTGTGGCGCGCGGTTCTCCGGTCTAGCGAAGCCGCAGCCAGCACGCTGCCCCTCTTGTGCCCGCCTACGATAGAGGTCCACAAAGAACGCGTTCGGCGCGGCGCGCTGCTGCCACGTACGGTCTGGGTGCGCGGCTTGCAGTTCTTGGTGGCCGGGGAGGTCGACGAAGTGGGGGTATCGCGCGGCGGGCGCGTGGCGTTCGTACGGAAGGTGCCTACCGGGTTCCTACCACCCCGCCCGCGCGGGGGCGACTACCGGGCCGTCACGGAGTGCTTGCTGGTGAGACTGGAGGTCTTCGACAGCACGACGTACAACGAAGCGCGCACGCAGCTCGAGAACGCCGCCGCCGACGCCCTGCTGCAAGAGTTGCGACAGGAGGTACGCGACATGCGCGCGGATCCGCTTTCCGAGCGGCTGCGCAGGTCGGTGATGTTCTTCGCGCCTTACGCCTTCGGGCGGGTGACACGGCTCGCTTGGGAGGTGGGCTGCAGCCGGGAGCACGCGAGTAAGACGTTGTCGCTCGAAGGTCTCGGACGCACCCCTACCCAACACCGCGCGGGCGACCCGCAGAATTCAACCCTCACACAACCCCAAGGAGCCGCGAACAATGTTCTCGTTTCTGAAACCGATCACCGTCGAGATGAAGGTCAAGCAGGAGCTTGACGAGGCCCAGCGCGGCCTGCTCGACGCTGAAGCAACCCTGGAGCGCGCCAAGCACAACCGCGCCATGTACGCGGAGCGCGTCGCACGCCTCCAGGGCACCACCCTCACCCAACCTGAAGAAAGCACCCGTAAATGAGCAACCTGATTGAAGACCACGCAGAACGCGCCGAGATCGAAGCCATCGCCAACATCGTCACCGCCCCCGTGGTGGCCGAGCTCGGCGAAATCCGCAAGGCCATCGTCACGTTCAGCCAAGGCCCGGGCGTCGGCAACGAGTACAGCGTTCCGTCCGCCGAAACCTACGGCGACTTGGTGCTGGCGCACCACAAGGCCGACCTGACCGTGAACTTCGCGGTGCGCATCGCGGCCAGCCTGCTCACCGCGTCGCAGGGGCTGCAGATGGGCTCCAAGATCTACGAAATGGTTTGGATCAACGCCAAGAACATGGTGGACACGATTCCGCCCGACACGCTGCGCCTGGTGTGCCGACTGCCGCAGCTGCCGCCGAAACCGGCTGACGAGCAGCCCGCATCGCTGACCGGCCTCACCGCCTGATCCCCCCGAAGCCTCATCAACCCAACGGCCCCTCCCCTCCAGGTGGGGGGCCGTGCCACAACGAACGGCGCAAGGAGGCGCCAACACAATGGCTACAAAAAAACCTGCGACTTTCAAGCCCATGCTCTCGGCGACGTATGTCGAGGGAGAAACCGAGCTGCGGTTTCCGCTGCTGGTCAGCCCCAAGCTCGACGGCTTCCGCGCCGTGGTGCGCGGGGGCGTCGTGTACAGCAAGAACCTGAAGCCCATCCGCAACCCGCACGTGCAGGCGCTGTTTGGGCGCAAGGAATTGAATGGTCTTGACGGCGAGCTCGTCGTTGGTAAGCCTACTGGAGAAGGTGTCTTCAACCGCACAAGTTCGGGCGTGACCAAAGCGAAGGGCATGCCTGACGTCAAGTTCTACGTCTTTGAGCGGCTTGACGAGGCGAACCCATCCGAGGCGTTTAAGAGCCGGCACACACGAGCATCCGCGCTGGTAACTGAGCTATTGCTGAAAGAGGACACAACACCCTACGACAACTTGGTGGTCGTGCCCCACCCGCTCGTGAAGACGAAACCTCAGCTTGATCAGCTCGAGAAGAAGTGGCTCAAGGAAGGTTTCGAAGGCATCATGGCCCGTGACCCTGAAGGCCCCTACAAGTTCGGCCGCTCGACGGAGAAGGAGGGCTACCTCTGGAAGATCAAGCGGTTCCGCGATGGCGAGGCCCGCGTGGTGCGATTCGAGGAGGCCGAGACCAACACCAACGAGGCCAAGAAGGACGAGCTCGGGCGGACCAAGCGCAGTAGCGCCAAGGCCGGGAAGGTCAAGGCCGGCACGCTGGGCACCATCGTGGCCACGGATCTGAAGACTGGTGAAGAGATGCGCATCGGGCCGGGCGTGCTCAAGGCCGACGAGCGCAAGCGCCTGTGGGAAGCGCGCGACGTGCACGAGGGTCAGCTGCTGGTCAAGTACCGGGTGTTTGACTACGGCGCCAAGGACACGCCCCGCTTCCCCACCTGCCAGGGCATCGTCGACCAGGGGGACCTGTCTCTGGACTGACGTTGTTTTCTGGCAACTCCGCCCAATACCCCCAACAGAGGGCATTGGGCTTCTGCTTTTCTGGATTAAAGTTCATTCATCGGTTCAACGGGAACCGCCTACTCTAGGAAACCTCATCATGGCCCGCTTCAACGTCGTTCTCAATGTCACTTTCGTGTCAGGCCCCCGGGCTGGCGTGTCCGCCAAAAAGCCTCTCGGTCACGAACTTGGCGAAGCCCAGGGCGTGGCCTCCGAGTCGGAAGCCTACGAATGGCTCGATTTCGTCGTCGTTGGCGGTCGGTTCCAAGTCGAAAAATCAGCCGAATCGTACGTCGTCAGCTCGGCCGTGGTTTCGTTGGTCGCCTGAATCTGTCTAGCCCTGCGCGCCGGGGCCTTATAATCCTTCCCTTCACAACTGCCTAAATAGGAGCGAACTATCATGGCAACCCTGAACATCAAGCCCCTCACGATCGAAGACCTGGCCACCGCGAAGATGGTCGACATGGTCGCCTACTACAACCGCCTGACCGGCAAGGCGATCCTCAAGTTCCAAGACCGCGCCACCGCCGTGCGCCGCTGCACCGAACTGATCGAGAAGCAGGCCGCCGCCAAGCCCATCAAGCAAGCCGAGCCGCCCCGCATCCACAAGGACACCGCGCCTCTGGTAGACCCGGACGCCACCAACTTCAAGAAGGTCGCCGCCCGCAACCCCCTGCGCCAAGCCACCGGCCGCGACGACCCCAAGCCCCGCCCCCGTTCCGTCTCCCGCGACCTGAACGCCGTCCGCGCCGTGATGGCCGAGCGCGGCATCACCTCGCCGTTGTCGCCGATGGACATGATGGCCAGCACGCTGACCGCCCCGCCCCGCAAGATCCAGTCTGTCGACTCGACGCGCCGCCGTGGCCCTAAGCCCAAGTGGCCCCTGGAGAGTCGCATCGAGCTGGTCGTCGAAGCCAACCCCAAGCGCAAGGGCACGTTGGCCTACGACGAGTACGAGTTCTACAAGGACTGTAAGACCGTGGCGGACTACATCAACTACGGCGGCCAGCTGGCGTACATGAACTACGACGAGAAGCGCGGCTACATCAAGATCCACCAACCGGCAGCCAAGAAGGCCGCCTAACCAAGAAGGACCAGCCCTCATCATGAGCGACGAAGAAAACACACCTCTTGACGAGCACCCCACCCGCCGCTTCAGCCAGGAGGAGGCCAGAACATTTACCCACGCGCGCCTTCTCGAGGCCCGCTCTGGCGTACACGCCGGGGCTGAGGTGAAGATCAGCTGGCGCACGGCCACGCTCACCGCGCCGGTGGTCCTGGGCGGGCAACTGCGCCACCAGTTCACTTGCCGCTACGCGTGGTCCCCCGGTATGGAGACCGTGTTCGTGGCCAGCGACGTCGAGCTCTACGACTGGACCCCGCCCCTCTCGCGCTGGGCCGACGAAGACGCGGCGGCTGGCGCGTAGTGTAACCCTTTACCCACCAGAAGGAGCCAAGCAATGGCCACCAAACGTTCCAACGCATTACACCCGGTTGCCCAGCCACCCTGGGAAGCCGACATGAAGAAGGCCGTCAAGAAGCAGCCAGCGGCCAAGAAAGCCGCGCCGGTGAAGCCGGCCCCAGCCGCGAAGAAGGCTGCCCGACCTGACCTCTCGCTCCGCATCAGCGACATGAGCGTCCCCGAGGCGAAGCCGCACCTCAAGTTCCCCACGTCGCTCCCGGGCTGCGCGGATCGTTACGCTGAGGTGATGGACAAGCGCCTGGCGATGGCCAAGGAAGTGGAGAAGCTGGCCGAGGAGGAGGCTGCGCTCAAGCTGCACATCATCAACAACCTGCCCCTCTCCGAGGCGAGCGGCGTGGCCGGCAAGCGCGCCAGCGTCAAGGTGGTACAGAAGGACCGCGTCGTGGTCACCGACTGGGAGGCCGTCCAGGAGTACGCCGTGCGCAACCGCAAGAAGGGCGGCTTCGCGATCTTCCAGCGGCGTGTCAACGACGCCACGATCAAGGAGATCCTTGAGAAGGACAAGAAGTTCAAGGGCGCCGAGCTGACGCAGTACAAGTCGCTCTCGCTGAGCCGCATCAAGTAAGTGCATCATGGCGTACACCATGGAGGACTCAGATCGCATGCGGGCGCACTGGGCCTCGCTCGACAAGTACGGACCGGAGTCACCCTTGAACGTTTTCTACCTCGACCACGACCCACGCGCGGCGGCCCAAGCGCACTGTGACGCGCACTGTGTCAAGATGATCGTCGAAACGGCGCAGATCTTGTCGACGGTGTGGCACGTCGCAGCGCCAGACCTGGTCGACTCAGGATGGGACAACCCGGCGCGGGACGTCGTGCCAGAGGGCGAGGTGCCGTGGCTTCACTACCGCGTGGCGGGCCAGCGCATCTACCGCAAGACGCACCCCGCGCACCCAAGCGTGCTCTGGGCCGCCGCGACCGCGGGCAACTACCGTTGGCTGCAGCGCCTTGGCATCGAGCTCTTGGAAGAGTACACGTTCAGGTACGGTCGCCAGCACGCCAGCGCCCCGGTGCTCTGGACGTTGGAGCTCTGTCCGCCGACGCTGGCCGACGACCCCATGTACGAGCCCCCGGCTGTCATGCCGGAGGAGCTCGTCGTTACTGCCGATGGTTACGTGGACGCGGTGGCCAGCTACCGCAACTACTACACCGAAGCCAAGCAAGCTCTCCTCAAGTGGAAACGTCGCGGGCCTCCGCAATGGATTCACGCAGATGGAGGAAAATTCACCCTCACTCAACCCACACACACCTATGCCTGATCTTCACACTCCCGAGCGCGGTGCGAAAGAGTCCGTCCGCGACTACAAGGTGCGCCGCAAGGCCCACAAGCTGTTCGTCGAGCGCCTGAAGCACCCTGAGAAGTGCCTCGATGGTCGCCAACCCGCACCCTCGCCCGCGAAGTGCGCCCGCCGCACCAAGCAGTTTCTCGCGGGGGATCTGGCCACCAAGAAGGTCCGTCGCGCGGCGGAGTTCGGTACGGTGGCCGACGCCCGCACCTCGGCCTCGGTCGTCGTCTACTGATTTCTTTCACCGCCACGGAGAGCGGTGTAACCAAGTATCTCCGTACCCTCAACCCTCTGTTCCACTGTTCACTCGGAGCTCTGTACCTATATGGCTACTGCTAAGAAAACATCCAAGTCCACGGCGCTCGTGCCGTGGGAGGCCGAAATGGCCGCCGCTGCCAGCCGCCAAGCTGCTGTGGAAAAGCCCGTCGGGCTCAACAAGTCCATCTCCATTCGAGGTGGCATCCTCTCGATCGACGACACCCCCGTGCCTGACAACGAGCTGGACGTGGTGGTGCTGTGCGCGGTGCACGAGAACCAAATGTTCGACGGCCCGTTCAACCCCAACTCGCCGCAGGTGCCGATGTGCTACTCGTTCGGCGACCCTGACGCCGAGGACCCCGAGGCCACCATGGTCCCCCACGAGAAGGCCAAGCAACCTCAGGACGAAGGCAACGGCTGTGCTGGCTGCTGGGCGAACGAGATGGGCTCGGCCGACGTGGGCCGGGGCAAGGCCTGCAAGAACGTGCGCCGCCTGGCGGTGGTGACCTCGGACGCGCTGGACTCGGCCGCCGACCTGGAAGTGGCCGAGGTCCGCACCCTCAAGGTGCCGGTGATGTCGGTCAAGGGCTGGGCCAGCTACGTCCGCTCCAAGCTGTCCGAAGAACTGAACCGCCCGGCTTGGGGCGTGGTCACCACCATCAAGGTGGTGCCGGACGCCAAGTCGCAGTTCAAGATCACGTTCCAGTTCAAGGAGCTGATCAACTTCGACCAGGATCTGTACGACGCGCTCAAGTCCAAGATCCGCGAAGTCACTCCGAACCTGATCGCCCCGTACCCCGAGCTGGAAGAGCAACAAGCCCCTCCCGCTCGCGGCGGGCGTGGTCGCGCTCAGCCGGTGCAGCCCGTCGGCCGCGCCGCGCAGGCCATGAGCCGCGTGGCCGCCAAGAAGGCCCCGCCGCCTCCCGCTGCCAAGAAGGCCGCGCGCGGGGCCAAGTACTGATCACGACCTGATCGCCCTGACCCCGCTTCGGCGGGGTTCTTTGTTTGTAACCAGGAGAATACCACATGTCCCATACCATCAAGATCGTCAAAGAATTCCACGAAAAGTTCGGCCACCCCGTTGCGCCTCGCGTGACCACCCCCGACGCCAAGACCCGCCTGCTCCGCTTCCGCCTGCTGGTGGAGGAGGTGCTCGAGTTTGGCCGCGCCATCGGCGTCGCGGGCCTGTGCGAGCAGAGCCAGGAGGACTTCGAGCGTATGGCCAAGTCGGTGCTGGACACCTACAGCATCAACCCCGCGCACGAGACCAACCTTGCTGACGCCGCCGACGCGCTGGGCGACGTGGACTACGTCACCCAAGGCGCCAATCTGGTGTTCGGGTTCCCGGCCGAAGCCGTAACCGCCGAGATCCACCGCGCCAACATGAGCAAGCTGGGCGCCGACGGCAAGCCCGTGTACGACGAGCACGGCAAGATTCAGAAGGGCCCCAACTACATCAAGCCCGACGTGGCCGCCGTGCTGCACCTCATCGAGGAGACGCGCAACGTGTGGCTGGAGGACGCCCCCACCGCCGACTCCGCTGCCAACGACTGACCGCGCAACCAACCTAGAAAGGTGGCAAGCATGCGCATCAAGCCAATCACGCTGGACTACGAAACGCTGCCGATTCGTACCCGGCCCCACTACCCCCCAAAGCCCACCAGTTTCTCGCTGAAGCTGCCCAGCTGGCGCAAGCCCCGGTTCTTCGCCTGGGGGCAGATGACGGGCGGCAACAACTGCTCGTTCAAGGACGCCCAGGACGTCCTGCGCGAGGCGTATTCTATGGTCAGCGAGCGGACGCCGCTGCTCTGCCATAACGCCAAGTTCGACCTGGACGTCTCGGAGGAGCACTTCGGACTGGCGGTGCCTCCGTGGCACTGCTACCACGACACCATGTTCCTGCTGTTCCTCGACGACCCACACCAACGGGCGTTGGGGCTGAAGCCTGCGGCCGCCAGGCTGCTCGGCATGGAGCAGGGCGAGCGCGACGAGGTGGAAGCCTGGATCCTTGAGCACAAAGCCCAGCTGGAGAAGGACTTTCCGGAGATCGTCTCTGAGTACGGCGGGATCAAGCCGTCGACGGCGGGGGCGTTCATCGGTTACGCGCCGGGCAACGTCGTCGGGCCCTACGCCGATGGCGACATCATCCGCACCGAGGGCATCTTCAACTTGAAGTACCAGGATATCCTCGACCGCGGGATGGGCCCGGCCTATGACCGCGAGCGCAAGTTGATGCCCATCCTG